ATTGAATGCCGACCAGACTGTGCTATAACTATGTGCTGTAACAATATCTGTATTACCTACACGACCAAACTTAGCACGGACTTGTCGAGCAACATCACCGTGTTTCAGGTCTGCAATAGTATCGGAAACATATTCTGGTTTCTTATCGAGATCAACTGAACCAGATTCCTTAATCACACAATTTTCTGGGTCAGACAAATCAACATCAAATCCATTAGGTAAAACAATGGTGCCAGTTTTTAAATTCAAAGTAATCATGATATAAAAAATTATAAGAGTAAAAGAAAATTAACCGCAAATTGCGTATTCAGCCAAATCTTTCCAGTTATCACCAGCAGATTTGCGAATCTTTGTAACCTGAATAAGTGTGCGTAAAGACAACTCTTTAACATTACTACACAAATCAGAAATCAAATTCATAGCATCAACCTTGTGGGCCATGTCATAATCTTCCATAAAATCTGGCTGATTAATCAAATGGCGCATACGTTCGACCTTTTGTTGTGATGTCATAGACAAGTCAACAGCCAATGACCGAGAGATAATGGCCTGATCCATAGATGATGATGCAAGGTTAGAGATAAACACAACACGACCTTTGAATTCAAACACATTAGGCAGGTCCTCATCACGAATATCTGCACGCCATGAGATAATACGGCGTGAATAAGAGTCCAATGCAGCCTTGAGCAAGTTAAGAGATACAGGATCTTTTAATACAGAATCACAGTCATCAAACACAATAACCGAATTACGATTCTCATATAAGGTGCGAAAAAGACCTTTAGGTGTAGAATAACCTTTGATTACTTTGAAACCATTATCAGGTACTTTTACACCTTCTGGCAATTCGTCAAGCGTAGACAAATCAACCAGACCAACATCCGACAATGCAGCCGTAACCGTGTGTGACTTACCAAGACCACCGGGACCAGTAACAACAACTGATGCTTGGTCACCTTTGGCTAACATTTGGACCATGTCACGCACAAAACCAAAGCGTTGGTTGATAGAGAATTTGGACTCACTAGGTGCAACAACAGGCTCGGTTGATTTTAACATACGTTCCAACACACGGCGGTTGGCACGCTTAACAACCTTGCCGTTGATGTTGGCTGCATATTTTCCGTCAATCATGTAAATGCTCATAAAATTTCCTGTTCAATCAATCAAAACATCCATTATAACATGGTTGGCCGGGCCGTCAAGGCCTTTCGGGACGCTGTTGTATTTTTACAACACATCTTCTGCTGTTTTAAACATTTCAGCAGTAATCAAACGCAATTCTGGTGTGGAATCAGAATAAAAACTAGGCACAGATGAATAATACCATTGGCCATCTTTCATAATATAAACATATTCAGCACCACGACCAGATGCAGCAATAATCAATTCTTTAAATGAATTGAATGTTTTAAAATCAATATCAGTCTCATCACGGTCACGACCATAGAAGGTAGTCATGTTGCCAAACTTTTCTTCAAACTGGCCCTGTGTCATATTACGCATTTCCTCAGGTAAGTCAAAATAACTAAAGGGATGCTTCTCGCCAATCTCTTTACCCAATGAACTAATATCACCTAATGAAACCAATTCATTCGCTTTTGGTGAATCATAATGTTCAAACAAAATACGACCATTATGTGCCAAATAACCATCCCAATGGCAATATACTGCCTTGCATTTATCACCGTGCATAACACCAATCATAGAACGAGTTGCCATATCAATTCCTCATCATTAAAACATCAATTATACCAGAACCAAGGATCCTGTCAACAAGAATCCTTGGTGTGTTGTATTTTTACAACATCATTCACTATCCAAAGCGGCCAATGCGGCTTTAAGGCTATCAATGGCCAATAGAATTTCTTGGCGTGCAATACCTTTGGCGGAATTTTGTTCCGCTTCCAATTCAGCAAATGCTTCGTTTAATTGGGCAAGGTTTTCTTCAATTTCTTCTTCGGTCATTTCATCATCAAAGGCATCTTCCAATTCAATTTCTTGATTTTCTTCATCTTCCCATGATGCCTTTTCTTCAGAAATGCCAAACATTTCATCCAATTCTTTTGGAATAGTTTCCTCTACCTCATCACTATTCAAATCACCAATTTCATAATATGCATCACCTAATTCATCATAGATGCCACAAAATGCCATACCAGGCTCATAGTAATAAGCGGTGACTGTAAAGCCTAATTCAATCAAATGTTCATAAAATGCAATTGGAGGTGCCCATGCAGTATCAAATGTTACCTTTGTGGAATTACCCTCGATAATACAATCAACCTCGGTTACATCCCATTTGGTGCCCCAATTACTCACGCACCATTCATACCAATTTTCCTTTTGTTCTTCTGGTACGGGCAAGAATTCGGTAAAAAGGCCATTCTTACAACCTTTTTTGAATTTGGCCATCATTTTCTTTTGTGAATGGCTGACCTCGACAACATTATAATTCCAATTAGGCATACTTTACTCCTTAAACAATCACGTTAATCAATGTAGAATCAAAACCTTTTTTGACCAAAAATGCTTTGCAAGCATCGGCAGTTGGTCGTGCGGCTTCCTGTTTACCATTAAGCATAGCAACCCATTTCTGGCGATCCTCACGGAAGAAAATCGTACCGTCAGGGTGTTTGGTAACTGATACCTTGACACTCTTGGTGGTTTTAACAGGTTTGGGGGTTGCAACCTTTGCAGTTTTAACAACCATTGGTGCCGGTGTAGGAGTATTAACCAATTCTAATGGTTGGACTTCCTGCTTCTGCACTTTGACAGGACCTTTCCAAGGCAGAGGAGGAAGCACACCTTTGGCATCTTTTGCAGCAATGGCATCTTCCAACACATATTCACATCGGCCCCATTGACCAGTCTCCACATGGAACCAGCGATATGGTGTTCCCAGTTTATCACCACGTTGGACAATGTAAATACCAGTGTGCAAAGGTAAAACATCGGCAGAATTAAAAAGATTCGCATTAGACATAATATAATTCCTATTCAATCAATCAAAACACTATTATACCACAACCAGGATTCCTGTCAACCTGGTGTTGTTTTTTTACAACACATTAACAATCAGGATCAAATGATTCCCATTCCTGTGATTCATCTGGTTGATTATCATCATAATCTGGTTCATCAAAATCCAAAGCATCTAAACCATCACATATACAACCATCGGCCGTTGACATTAACGATTCTAAATCAGTAATTTCATTGGTAATGGCATAATGATATACCTCAGCGAGTAAATCTTGTGCACGTTCTAATTTGGTGATAATATCATCTTTTGTCATTCTTCAACTCCGAAATGTTTCAACAAAAATTCTAAATCAGGATGTCCTCTATGAAAGGCAGTATCAATACATTCCCGAACAATCAATTCGGCGAACTTTACAGGATCCAATTCACCAGCAACATAATCACCGTTGCTTTCAATAACCAAGGCTTGGTCATATAGTTTTGCGATTCGTTCGTTCATTTCAACAACCCCTTATAGTATTGATACAATCCCAAAATCTGATTCCAATCACGGCTTGGGCCGCAATTCAAATGCTTTCGATAATATTCAACTTGGCTACGGATAAACTCTTGTGTCATAATCAATCCAATAAAATCATATATTCAGCAGGAAAATACTTGCGAAACCAATCACAACCTTTTTCCACTCTTTTATAGTTACCAGTCAAATTACCACTCATAATACAATCATAAACGGCAACAGCATCTGGTTCTAATATACATGATTGACCAGAAAATGGGTTTCTTACCTCGACAGGTTCAGAATCCATAATCAAACAATCAAATGGTAATTTGCGTTTCATATTAAGCCTCTAAAATATCCAAATAAATTTCCCGTTCATTACATTCTCGGATTAACTCCAAAGTGGAATAATCACGGTAACCACGGTGTCCAAATTCCAAATATGAATTAAGCAATTCAGTTGCATCACCACTCATAATAGAATCAAAATCATTATCAACCAAAGCCTGAATCATTTTATCTCGCATTATAATCACTCCTCAATCATGAAAAGATATTCATTATAATTTTCGGTCAATTCATTATCAGGCAAACCATTGATAATGCGAGTCAATAATGATTCAACATATTCGTCCATTTCATCCATACTCATACCACGGACCATTTGCATTTCACTATTAACCAAATCCAAAACCATCTTGCTGCGAGAAACTGACATAATATCTACCTTTATGTGTTGCATTAGACCGATTCAAAATCGGTTTCGGCTATTAAAGCCTCATCAGTAATGCTTATGCTGCCTGTAACATAATGGTAGGATATTTTACAAAACCAGTAGTATCTTTTTTTGCTTTACCTTTTGCATATAAACCAACGATAACACCTTTTGGATCAAGAAAACGCAAATCGGACTCATCACCGTTAAATACTGGTAAACCATTATAATAATCAGGCATTGGGCTAGTTTTCTTAATACCAAATACAGTAGCGATATTATAACCTTGCTTAATAGCATTTAACACGTCAATATCATTACCGTCAGCGGCAGAAAATGTCAATGAATAATTCTTAATATCATTAACCTTACGACCGAGAATCTTGGTATAATCATAGAATTGGACATTAGGAAACAATTCAAAGATATTAGAATAAAACACACCTTGATATGTGAAACCATATTTCTCAAAAGCAATATCACTGGTACCATTTAAACGAAAAACGGGAATTAAACCGATTTTCTCTGATTGTTTAATAGCCAAGAGAATATCTTTAATCAATAATGAAAAGAATTCGTCACGGTTATTATAAAATAATTGTGTTTTGCGAATACGGGCCTTTTGAATTGTATTGGTATTTTCACCTTTTTTAAACATACCACCACGACCGGCAGTATTAAGGCAGGAGATAATACAGCCAGCGGTTGCTTTTGGGCAAGTATTATGGCCAGATAATGTATAAGGAGCCAAATGGAGAATATAGGTATTATAACCTTGTGACATACCTTTAAGCGTTTTTGGATTACCAGTAGATAATAAGTGCATAATATATTCCTTTAAAATTTACAATCAAAGTACCGAATCAATGAGGCTATTATACCAGAACCAAGGAATCCGTCAACCTTTTTTTTAGTAGTTGACCGGAACACTGGACTATTTGTTGCGTGGAAACAACACCTCAACCAACCCTTTCACCTGAAAAACCCGCTGGGATAATCCATGCGGGTTAATCATTATTATTTCCTATAATATGTCCGACCATTAAGTAAACACATTATAAGAATATCCAGTACCTCGATACCGAATATCACCAATATGATAATATCAAATATCAAATTCACACCGTGGAACCAATTCATATTCACCGATTACAATATCCATGGCCATTATCTGGTGCGGTAATAGATTATCTCTATTATCTTCCATATCACCAATGGCGTCAAATAAACTAACCGAACCATAATCACGACCATAATCAGATACTATTCTCATCGCCTCATTCATACTCATTAACCGCATAATCACTCCTTTCATTTCAATATCGTTAATGTCATACTGGTAAAATTGATATTACCCAGTTTCCAACCATTATCATCCAATACACGCATAATCTTTTCCATGATATTATGTTTGAATATCACTTCATTATCGGATAGATTATAGTTTGGTTCATGGAGATTATTATAACCACCATTATCATAAGAGAACGGAACCAAATATAATTCCGTCATGTCGGTATAAATTTGATTATAAGAACCATAATCAAGAGATAATGGAGTCCGCATATTCAACATAATCCTATTCATATTATCTCCGATTAACCAATCAAATACCAAAATACTTTTTGGATAATGCTTTGTTACGTTTAGGCTTAATAACAGTAATCCGTTTACCAGATAATAGAAAATCAATATGGGCCTGTTCTGATTGGATTAACCGATTCTCATTATGCTTATTATTGGTTACAGTAACAGTAGATAATGAGAGGTCAATAGGTGCATAATCAGGTTGGACAGTATTATTGCATTTAGTTTCAAAGATTAACCGATTCAATTCAGCCAATTGGGATTCTAATTGAGATAATGTAGACATAATATAAAGAGATAATGGTTATAATAGAATCGGATAATGATATAATATAATAACCATCATCCGAAACAATGGTTGGATTATAACGGAAGAACCATGGATCCGTCAACCAATAACCACATGGATTGGTCAAGTATTCCAATTTTGTTGTATGGAAACAACATAGTGTTGTTATTACGCAACATTAGTCGCATGCTGTGGATAACCTGTGAATAAGTCTTTCGGAATCAATCGGAACCTGTGGATAACATTGGCACTAAGTGTCTTACCGCGATTCCGAGCAAAATTTTCCGAAGGTTGGCAAGCATTTTCAGAGGTTTTCCGTTGTTTTTTCGCAACATTCTCGAAAATATTTTGGTTGACACCGCCGTGGATTCTATGTTATAATGGTCCAAACGAGGTTTTCTCCGGATTACACTCAGGCAGCCTCCGTGTCCATCCCGCTTGGCTTCGAATCTGGATCCTATTATACCAGAACCGGAGGATTTTACAAGCCCCCGAGAATACACCACCGGAATGGTCAAGTATTGGTTGCCGATCGGCCATGGATCGGTTATAATCCATCCATACAAACAAACAAAGGTACCACAATGAAACTCATCCAAGACATTATCTCCTCAGCAGTTATTCTCGCCTGTATGATTGGTCCTGCTATTATCGTGGCCCATTATAAAGGTTATTAATGCTAGTATTATCCATTCTCATTATCTGCATTATCGCTTTCAAGTTTTTCATTCTATAAGGAACCATTATGTCCAAGAAAATCCGTTTCACCTATAATGACGTTAACACAGTAACCAATGACCTCATAGAATCCATCCGGATAATGAATGATAATCGTGGTTATGACCGCACCGATAATGCACATTACACCTTAGGGTATATCCAGTCATTATTGAATAACATAATAGCGGATATGCCAGTAACCAAACAGCACCAGATTATCAGTGATTTGGCCAAGCATACGGAATCCAAATTGAACAGGGCAGGAGTATAATATGGATAATCGGTTCAAACTAATGGTAATGGCTCTCATGGGTAATAAGGAAGAGGCGCTGGTTCTCTTGGAATATAGAATGGGAAAATCAGTAGTTAATCGGAGGATAATACCGGAGAGAAAATAGGTCCATTATAGCATAATCACAGGGGCCATGGCAAGGCCCTCAGAGGCCCACCGCAGGGACCGGGCAGCCCCCGGAGACAGTGCTGGGGCCTTGCGGGCCGTTGGTGGCGGTGCGTGTAAGAAAAAATCGCCACCAGGTCAAACTCTTTTTTCGTCTATTTTATTTTTTCCGGTCCTACGCAGGATTTCGAATTTTACTATTTTTAATCCTCAAAATTTTTTTTCGGAGGTCCGGACGCATGGACCTCATTTTTTCCACCCAATTGAGCATATCCACAAGTTTCTCCTGTGAATCTACAGGACCATGCATACACACATAGGTCTTAGTATAATACTCAATGTCTTTAGCGGTAATCATACGGCTCCAGATTTCCACCAGTAGTAACCAGCAAGAGCCATGAAGTATACCACTACAAAGATTAATGCTTTTGCTCGGAACATGGTTGCTGCAAAGAACATACCAATCATAAAAGAGAAAAGGTTCAGTGAATTTACACCGACCAGTAGGATGTTCATGACTTCTCTTGAACCTTTCTAATCAATTGGGTCTGTCCATCGGGAGTAACAAATAATCTTGCAGCAATAATTTTGTTATCCGTTGGATAATCATGTCGTTGCGTGAATTCAATATACTTACCAGACAATAATTTGTGTGCAAGTTCCAAGGCCAATTCATGTTTAATCTTATCTTTGTCAATAAGATTGTCTTCAAGTAGACTACTACCAATAGCCATTTGCACCGACACCATTTCACCACGAACGCTCTGAAAATTTAATCCTGAATCATAATTACTATTGACTGTAAGAGGTCCAATAACAGTACCCGATATTCCGTTTGGTGCAGTATAGGAATTTGGATCATATACTATACTCATATTTTCCATCCTCTCTCTTTATATTTCGCTACACGGTGACTAGAAGGTTCTATGGTCAAGTGCTGGCGAACCAATCTCTTACTCTTGATAAGTCTCCATTGTTCCATCGAGATATACAATCGGTCACTGTGTAGGTCATAATAGGGCATACAATGGATGAAATCAAAAGCACTACGGGCTTTCTCATAATCCGAAAGTGTTATCAATTGCATTCGGTTCTTGAGAGTAATTGCATTAGGTGATTCATGGAAACCAGTTGCTTCAAAGATATCACCGTATTCGGGACCAGTATCATCCATTATAATATCTTTGGCCTCATCTCTGAGAATAGTGGCCAACGGATGAATGTCTTTGGAATCTCTGCACCAGAAGTCATAGTCCTTTACGTTTTCTCCATGATATAAGGACGATATGGAACCTCCAGAGAGAATCAGTTGTATTGACATTTGTTCCCGGACACCAAAACGAAAATCAGTAAACAACCTAAAAACTGATTGTCTGACCTTCAACTTGAGTTCTTTGCATTCCTCTTGGAATAACTGAGACTCTGGTTTGTCTTTTTCTAGGGCTTCTTTGAGGCGTTCTAGGTTACTCAATTGGTCAAAAGGTGTTCTGGTCACCAAGGGTTTATGCGGTGTATGCGGAATTACTTGCATGTGCAGTTACGTCCTTGGTTACAGTTATTATTGCAGGAGGTTCCGGAGGCGCTGGAAAACCAGTAATTAATCCTCGAAAACAGCAATGATATCTTCTTCTTTAATAATGTAAAACTCATCTTGGTCTACCTTTGATTTGGTTGCTTTGTTCCAGTTAGCAAGTATAACATCTCCAACTTTTACGTCAAGTACTTCTTGGCCAATAGAGAGAACAATACCACGATTTGCTTCTGCTGGATCGGCACTGGACAGGACAATACCACTTGCTGTGGTGGTTTCTTTTTGTACCAACTCAATGATAACTCGGTCTTTTAATGGTGTAATCATAATTTACTTTCTTTTTTGTGCGTTGCAACATAAGTTAGTATAAATACTAATATCGTTACTACTAGGGTGGATAAAATGTTTAATGTAATTTCTAAATTCTTCAAAAACTTATTTGATGCAAATACTTATAGCAAAGGTCTTGAAAGATTCATTGCTTCTAAAGGTGTTCAAAGTGCCGCTGAAGTTGATTATTGGGTTCGCCAGTATGAGAAAAAAGGCGTTGCGCCTTGGTTTTAATCTTATTCAGATAAGAATTCAGCAGGACCAATATTAACGTAATTCTCGGCCAATCGCTTGGCTTCGTTTACGTTAGTGGAAATGGTTTCATGCATCCAAGTACCGTTTGAAAAGAAGACAACGGTATATGTACCATCATCTTCTCTGATGACTTCGGTTCTTTTATTTCTGTGGCTATACATCATTATAATTTCGCTCATAATAATCCTTAAGCAATCAGGCCAATAAAGCGGTTCAATACCACTCGGTTGGCTTTACGGTTGTTATTGTATTTGGAGAAAGCAGATACAAAACCACGGGTTGTTGCATTTTCTTTCACTTCAAATTCTGTATCATCATCTGTTTCCAGGCCCTCTGCATATAGTAGGTAGTATTCATCATAACCTTCTGATGTTACGACTTGGTACTTATTACTGCGGAATTTCTTCTTGAATTCATCCTGTTCAGCAGTGGTTTCAGCATCAGAAAAGTGGTGCATTTGATAACCAAAATCACGACCAGAAAGAACATAGAAACCAACCACATGTGCATTGGTACGTGCCTTCAATAGTTTGATATATGCGGCAGTCAATTCACGACTGTAACCATCTTCAACATATTCTTCATGTTTAGTTACAGGGTCACGAATAACAAAGGTTGTATTACTTTGTCGGCTTGTATAACGACCAGTAGAATCATATGCATACAATGATTTTTGGCCATCACCATCAGTCAAGAATACAGTATTCACAATTTGCAAACGATTGTCTTTACGGAATTTGGGAACAATTTCCATGGCGGCAACAACAGCCTCATTCAATGGAGTACCAGAAAGACCGAACCAATCAGGTTTGACGCAGTAACGATTATGAAAAGCCAACAAAGCGGAAGCGGCATATGAATATTCGCTTGCTGACATACGACTAGACAACAGATTCATCAAAGAGAATTCACCCAATACCATGTCATCTTTCTTAGGATGAACACGTGCATTTTTATCATATGCTTGCGTGAAAGCATAAACATCATAGGGAATGTTAACTTTCTTACAGAACATAACCAGATTCAACAATTGACGGATAGTGTTATCAATGTGATTGTGCATTGAGCCAGACCAGTCAATAAACATAACCAAGCCGTGAGACTTGCCGTTAGGTACAACTGAAATCTTTTTGAAGATATCTTCACTAAAACCATAAGAATAGATTTTAGACATATTCAATTCACCAGTTTTGGCAACGGCTGCACGTTTCATTTGATCCGCATTTTTACGCAGTTCAAATTCTTTTACCAAGTAACCAACAACTTTCTTGGATTCTTCACGCAACTTTTGATAGGCATTTTTATCGGCACCATTACGACCATCAGGCAATTCATAACCCCCGTTGACATGTTTGGCGTAGTCAACTTTGGTTTTCACATCCAAACGATAACGATTCCACAGCAGTTTGTGGTCAACAATAATTTCGTCAATATTCAACTTGGGAACATTGCCGTATGCATATTTACGACCATCATTCGAGAACAATTTGTGTTCATTCCTGCGGAACGCTTCATCGGTATGTGAAATAGGAGTCTTGGTGTTAGCACCGGATTGACCGGCAGCACCTTTAGTCTCACTTTTTATCTGGCCATCATCATTAGATTCTTGTTTTTCAGGTTTCGAATTGCCATTAGACTGTTCCAATTGTCCTTCTGACTTTTCAGTCTCAGTTTTTTTGCCGGAACCAGTATTTTCAGCAGAATCACCATTTGAATCACCGGGTTCTGTTTCATTTCCGTCTTCGTCATACTCATAATCGTCAAGATTTGAGGATTTAGACTGTTCTTTTTCTTCTTCCGTCATGTTATCGCAGATTTTTTTAGCGACACGGATGACATCATCATAGGTTACAGTGCTTTCCACTTCATTCAAGATGAGTTTTTCTTCATCGGTGAACAAAATACCAAGGTCAACACCACCTTTGCAATACAAATTGATGCGGTCAATGAAATTAAGTTTGTTCAGGTCTTCACCTTTAGTACCAAAGAAGTCTTTTTCGAGCAAATCCTTGTATGCACGAATAAAGGACTGGCGCAAACCAGGATATTTTGACTTGATTTTGCGTTCGATGCGAGAATCTTCAACAACATTCAGCACGGACATAGACATTTTTTCTTCAAATGCCTTTTTAAGACCATCCAATGGAGTAAAAAGTGCGTGGCCGACTTCATGACCAATGAAAAGGTCGTATTGGTCGTTTGTAATGTCTTTGTTTAGAACAGGAATAGTCAAAACACGATTCTGAACATCAAAGGATGCAGTAGAAACGTTGCGTTGTTCAATGTGAAGATTTTCGGTGGCCATGAGTTTGGCCAAAAGTGACTTGGATTGAGTAAGTAACATAATAAGTCCTAATGAATATGTATGTATTATACAATAATTCTAGGTTTTGTCAAGTGGTGTTGTATTTTTACAACTAAATTTCAGTAATATAGAGACAACCGTCTTTTACTTCAAGGTTTAGTTTAGTTCCTTCTACCCATCCAGTAATTTCAATTAGTTCCGGAGGAAAAGTTAGAATTCCATCGCCGGATCCGTCTGGAGCATCTTCAATAATTGCTGGCCAAGAACGGTCATTCATATTGATGTTTAAGTTTTTCATAATTTTCTTGGTCCTGCTCAAATTGAGTGAGATTGGCCCACATTTTAGTAACTTCAATTAGTGATTTTACTGCTTCTTGGTCAACTTTGAGTGTTTCCGGCTTACGGTCATCATTTTGTATTTGCATATAATCAATTTTCCAGACTTTTCGTTGGATGTTTCAGTTTACGGGAATATTTTGCAGCATTTTTATGTGCTTGCACTGGTTTAATAGGTGTCCGACAGACCGGACGTTGTAATTTTACAACAAATTTAGTATTTTTCATTATCGCCTCATGCTTGAAATGTCTTTTGCTTCTTCATCAGTAAAAACCGGCACGGCATTAGACTTATGCATAGTTGCAATGCCCTTAACCTTTGTTCCGGTGTAAACTTTTGGTGGTGCTTTGGTGGCAACACCAAGGCCAGTATCTAAAGATTCGATTTTACGAGTTTCCCGAACAAAAACGCCTGTAACAACAGGACTTTTGATTTCGGTACGCTGAGTAAATTTACTCAATGATTTAGGTTTCATATCCTCGATGGATTTTAACCATGCATCATACTGAGCCTGTTGAGCCTTAGGCACTTTGCGTTTTTTTGACTTAGGAATACTACCGTGAATAAACATAAAATCTCCATACAAGTTTTGTATTATACAGAGATTTTAGTTCTTGTCAAGTCATGTGTTGTTTTTTTACAACATTATTTGCGGTAACGTTTTGCGTCTGAATAGTAGTCCGATTCGTATGCATCAAAATACTTTGACTGTTTTTTGGATTCTCTTTGTTTGTCTCGCTGTTTACGGTCATATGTATTTGTTTTAAATGCATATTCATCGTTGTAGTCTCTTTCTTTGCGAAACTTAGCTACATTTTTGGACACTTACTAACTCCTTATTATGGTAACATTCCGGGAAAGGCTTCTTTAACGAACTTATAATCCAGACCTCTGACACCCAAGTCTTTATTGAAAATACCAATAACGACTTCTGCCTCCCGTGGCTCTAGGTTCTGGAGATACTCAACGAGTAATTGGTTACGCTTTTGTGGTGTTAGTTTTTCAGCGGTTGAGTCACCTTTACGGAACATATACAGTTTCCGGATTTCGGTGGTCAATTGTGCATAACCCATTCCTACTGGAACATCTTTAATTTGATATCCTGGTGGAACTTCATGATGTAACCACTCATATTGCGGATGAAATGCTAATTCCAAAACTTGTGTCAACAACTTGGAAACATTTCTCTGCAATACTGCAATTCGTTCTTTTTTATTTTTGGCTAATTCAAATTCGTCAAAAACTTCATACATATTCTTCATTAGAAATCCTCAATCACATCCATTAGGTTGGTTAATTTATATTGAATGAAATAATTCAACATCTTCTGCTTATTTGCAGGTTTAGCTTCTTCGTAAGTATTTATAATTTGTTCTTTAATTTCAGTGGGAATGCAGGTCAAGTCAATTAATGTCTTGTTACGAGAATAACCAATTTTTGCATTTTCATCCGACCAATCTTCGGCATTCTCTTTTAGCAATTTGTCTAATACACCTTTGGTTATAGGTTTCTGTCTCAAATCACGGACAAAACAATCACTTGGTGAAAAGATGTTAGGAATACCGTCACCCTTATCACCACGAATGATTTTTTCTTGGAGTTCCATCATTGGATTCTCAGATTTCAAATATTTCTTCAATGCAGGATTGTATTGTTTGACATTACTACCCCAGCGTTGCAACTGTAAGAAATCTCCATCACTGGAAAGGATAAGAATCTTTTCGTGTGCGGCATGGCGAGGAACAAGAGTACCAATGATATCATCTGCTTCAGCAGATTCAACATCAATAACTTTATAAGGAAAGTTTTCTTTCAATTCTTGCTTGAACTTTGCCAACATGTCAAAGATGGCATGCCAATCTAATGGAGACTTTTCACGGGTCTTTTTACGACCTGCCTTGTAGAATGGAAAGAACTCCTTGCGCCAATACTTGCGGTTATCACAGCAGAGTACAACTTCACCATATTCCTTGCGGAACGTCTTGAGGTGCATTCGGAGGATATTGAGAACCATATGTCGGATTAAACCTTCTTCCAACTTCACGTTCTTTTGGTTTGAGATTTGAGCCATAAGTCCTGCTAAAAGGACTTGGTTCAGGTCAACGAGAATCATTACGAATCCAATAGTTAAAATTGTACTATATCACACTTCTTGCAATTTGGCAAATACGTTGTTAACAAATTCATCGGAAGTTGTTGTTTTTCTGCAAACAACACCAAACCAATCTTCTTTAATCATTCTCATAATATATTCAACTGGTGCAGTTAAGATACCCTCAAACTTATCCACATCAACCAGTGCACCTTCTTCGTCTTCTCTAAAAAGAATAATATGATAACAGTCTCCCATAGGTGAACCATCTAATTTGATTCCCTTATCCTTATATTCACTTGCTTGAACATGTATAGTTTCATCTTCTGTTGGTAAAAAGACATAACTATCACAATCGTTGTTCAATAGTTGTTTGAGTTCTGTTAGTTCGGTCATTGTAGTCCTTAATATGAGACTTTCTTACTCTGACCATGATCCAGTCATTGTAATACTCATCACTTTCCATTACATTATTTGCGAATTGCTCTTTCGCTTCAAGGTAACTACACTCACCTTTTGTCTTGCAAAGATGTAGTATCTCTCGGCGGAATTTATCCTGTCCGTATAGTATAACATCTTTTTGCAGTTTGTCACTACTTCCGTAATAAGTTTGCCAGTCCGATGGGACTTTCACTCTTTTACGTTTACCTTTTACCGTTTTGGTCCTAGAGAACCAGAAAAGTTTCTTGCCGATATACTTTTTATTGTTCTCTAGGTTTGTTATCAGATATACAAATCCGTAACTATCACCAATTTGGTCTTCTGTGAAATCAGTATCATTATATTGCCAGTTTATTCCCATTTGAGGTCATCTTCATCTAAGTCATCATCCTCTATATATTCTTCGGATAATTCTTCGATTGGATCACCACAGAAAGGGCAATATTCTGGCAAAGGTTGTGATACTAATTGTTCAACATACTCAACGGCATAAGTTGATTCACATTCTAAACATTCTCCTGAAATTACTTTGTTTGTCATTTTTATTCTTCTTATTATAGTTTAACAAATCATTTGGCCCAAACATCGGACCAATCCCCAGACAAAGCACCTTTAGCATAATCGGTTGCACGATTTTCAAAGAAGTTTGTGTGCGTAGGTGCATTAATCATTTCTTCAACCCATGGTAAAGGATTCTTCTTAACCTTAAAGATGCCCTTGAGTGACAAAGAAATCAATCTACGGTCAGCAATGTAACGAATGTATTTCTTAACATCCTCTGCTTTGAGTCCTTCCATTTCACCCATTGCAAAAGCCAAATCAATGAACTTATCTTCTAACTCAACCATCTTTTCAGCAATGGTATAAATGCGTGACTTCAATTCATCATTCCAGATTTCTGGATTTTCTTGAATGTAAGTGCGGAACAATTTAATCATGTTCTCTGCGTGTTGTGTTTCATCAACAATAGACCATGTAACAATTTGTCCCATACCCTTCATCTTGCCGTGACGAGGAAAGTTCAACAACATAATGAAAGAGGAGAACAACTGCATACCTTCAGTAAAAGCACTGAACACGGCGATATGGGTTGCAGTATTCTCTTTAGTTGTATTTTGCTTTGAGATGTCCATAACATAATCATGTTTCTCTCTCATTTCAGCATACTCTAAGAATTCATTGTATGTTGTTTCTGGTAAACCCAAAGTTTCAATCAAGTGTGAGTATGCGGCAACGTGTAATGCTTCACGGGCAGCAAAACCCAACAACATCATTCTCATTTCTGGTTGTGGGAAGTATGGTAGATAATTCTTAACATAACCACCAGCAACGTCAATATCACCTTGTGTGAAGAAACGGAAAATATGTGTTAAGAAATTCTTTTCACTATCCGTTAATTTCTTTTTCCAATCTTTTACATCTTCCATCATTGGCACTTCTGTATGTAACCAATGTGATTGTTCATGTTTCAACCAAGCATCATAAGCCCAAGCATAGTTAAATGGTTTGAAGTAACTACGATCCGATGTTACATCGTTTTGTGCTTTTTTAATCATGCTGCCCATTCCTTTAATTTTTGTGGAGTTAATACACCTGAAACCCTTTTCACTTCAATGTTTTCATCCATCAATACTAATGTTGGTACAGAACGAATACCATACTCAATAGCAACATCAGACATAACATCAATATCAATAACTTCAATTGGAATATCCAATTCTGCTGATGCCAAATTCATTGCCAAACCCTTACAAGGTTGGCACCAAGAAGCGGTAAATCTTAAAATCTTTTTCATATTTTTATCCTTCACAAGCAATACAATCATTACCTTGAGCAATCTGTGTCATGTCAATTTCTTTGATGACTTGACGCTCAATCTTTTTAGAAACCTTATCTGCTTTACCAATCTTTTCAGAACGGCAGTAGTACAAAGTCTTCAATCCTTTTTTCCATGCCATAAAATGGATAGCATGAACGTATTTAATATTAGCGTCCGGACGGAAGAACAAGTTCAATGACTGTGCTTGGTCAATGTGTGCTTGTCTATCTGCGGCCAAATCAATAACCCAACGTTGGTCAATTTCCATAGATGTTTTGAATACTGCCTTTTGGTCATCAGACAAAATATCTAGGTGTTGAACTGAACCATCATTAGCAATAATAGAAGACCATATTTCATTATATTTGTCAGTGTCGGTAATCAGCTCTTTAAGAATTTTATCCAACCAACGGTTCTTATTCAAAAAAGAGCCCGATAAAGTGTCTTGACGATATGCATTAGCACGATAAGGCTCAATACTAGGGGAGGTATTACCCATAATAATAGAAGAAGAAGCATTGGGGGCAATAGCCATAACATGACTAAAGCGGCGGCCAGTGCCTTTAGCATCAGGTGCTTCACCACGTTCAGAACCGAGCGCAAGGTTTGCATTGTCTAGTCCTTCTCTAATACTTCTGAAGATTTTGTTATTGGCAACTTTTGCCATTACGCCTTCAAATGCAATTCCGTTCTTTTGTAGATATGCATGAAAACCGAGGGCACCAACACCAATAGAGCGTTCCAACATAGCAGAATATCTTGCTCTTTGTACGACACTAGGAGCATTATCAATGAAATACTGTAGGACGTTATCAAGCATCTCCGCAACGTCCCGAAGAAAAAGTGGCTCATTCTTCCAATCATCATAAGTCTCCAAATTCAAAGATGACAAACAACATACAGCGGTACGTTCTTTGTTTGTTGGCAAAATGATTTCAGAACACAAGTTTGATTGGTGAACTTTCAAACCTTTTTCTTTTAGCCATTCTGGCAATTCACGATTACTCGTATCAATAAAGTGAATGTATGGTTCACCTGTGTGCATACGCAATTCAAGAATCTGTTGCCACAAACTTCTTGCAGAAACGGTTTCACGAATTTCTTTTGAGTATGGATCAATTAAATTCCATGAATCATCTGCATTAGGATCCAACATACACTTTTCAATGATTTGCATGAAGTCATCGGTGATATTGATGCCATGGTGTAAGTTCAAGCAACGCACATTTGGGTCGCCTGTTGGTTTACGCATCTCTAGGAAAGGAATGATGTCAGGATGAGTAATATCAAGATAAGCGGCGTAAGAGCCACGGCGAGTGCGACCTTGACGATACGCCAAAGAAGAAGCATCATATATTTTAAGATGCGGCATAACGCCTGTAGACTTATCATCGGCAGACCTAATACCAAAACCAATACCAACACCGCCGCCGAACATAGAAAGCCAGTTAGTTTCTGATAGGTTATCAACTAAACCCTCCGCTGTGTCATTAATATAATTTAGAAAACATGAAATAGGTAGGCCTTTTTTAGAACGACCAAATGATAAGATTGGTGTTGAATATGACAACCAATGTTTAGATGAATAATCGTAAAGTCTCTGTGCATGTTCTGGATTGGATCCAAAAGATGCTGATACAAATGCAAATCGTTCTTGAGGTGATGTTTCTTCCTCACGCATATACGATTCTTTTAATCGTTTAATACCCAACTCATCAAATAGCTTATCACGCTCTAAGTCTATCTTAATGCCCATGTATTCCATATTATTCCTTGTTATTATTTTACGAACTGTTCCAATTGTGGAGGTGTCCAACCTTCTGGCTTCAACACCTTACCATCTTGTCTTTTAATCACTTTACCTGTCTCCGGATTAATCTTTGCTAGATTACTCCGAGCCACTTCATTCCATGCACCCTGAACATCATAACCTTTCATGTAACAGAATCCGAGAATAACCCAAATCATGTCCATGCAAGCATCCAACTTTTCAACTTCATCATTTTTATTGTTTGCATGAATGAACTCATTGAATTCTTCAGCAATTAGATTACGATACAAACTTGCATTACCAAGAGTTTTCTCTTGGTCACACGCTTCAATAAACTTCACCACATCATTATACATTAATAAATTCCTTAATCATTGGGAAAACCGGCTCAATCACCAAGGCACATGCCAATGCTACTACTTGATGTTCTTTTTGTGTGCCATTTGCGCTTCGGAGTTGTATATAGTGGACCCAAGAACGCAAGGTTCCTGCCATATACATGCGTGATTTTGTCATGCCTTCCGGCAAAACCGCACGAGCCTGTTCTTTGGCAATTCCATTGTCTAAAGCCCATTTATAAGCATCTTCAACTTCATCCATAATTTGGTTTTGACGTTGACGCCATGTCTCAATCAATGTTGCGTTATCGGTTTCAATACTGTTCTGACGATTCTTGGTATCTTGCAATCGTGCTTCCCGTGTTTCAAATCCAAGTTGCGAGGCATCAGCATAACGCTGGCTAAACTCTTGGAAGGAGAACGAACGGTGACGTAAAATTTGCCGTGCAATATCTCTTGTCGTTTCAATCTCCAAAGTCAAGGAAACCATCTCCAATGGCGACCAGTGTTGATTATTAATCAAGTATCTCACCAACTTTTCGGATGTATCCGAGTTGTTTTGGTTGGCTGGATTAGACACTCTTGCCGCATAAGCAATCTGGTCTAACAAATTCTTCCCATCAGCACCTTGGGAATACGAAATCAACTTTACATTCATATTATACTTTCTTCCAGTTTACAAATTCCATTTTTGCACGTAGGTTCACAAACGTGTTTTTCTCCATTATATCATGTAATTCTTCAATGTCAAATCCTGATAAAATCATATCATTAACATCTTTGTCGTTAATCATGGGAGGCCAGATTACCACATTGAAGTGGTTGTCAATTGCTTTCTCCATCAACTTGACAATTTCTTTATTTCTTGGCTCGTTATCATAGACAAGTACCAATTTTGATTTGTCCAAGTATTCTGCGGCTCCTTCCAAGGAAGAACTGGCAACGGCAACAGAATTTTTAATAAACATAGAATCAATAGGACCCTCAAAAACAAAAATCTTCTCCTCTTGATTGACACGGTCGATACCGAACATGCGTGGACCTTCGTCCGTTAGTTTAATTGTGATGTATCGTATCTTTGATTCACCCAGTGCACGACCTTGGAATCCAGTGATGTTTCCTTCTTTATCGTGAAACGGAATAACAAGTCGTTTATCACCAGCAATGATATCTTTATCTACACCAAATGAATCTACCAATGCTTTGAATTCTTCTGCATAGTATAGATTACTATACATGGTTGTAGGTATTGCACGATTGATTACATATTGTTTTGCAAAGTGGTCATCAGGCAATTCTGATATCTTTGGTAAATCTAAACTTTTCTTGAAGGTAGGCTTTACAGTCAACTCGGAGAACGTAGGCTCTGGTGAGTTTGTGTTGGCTGATGCCTTGTATAGTTCCAGTGAATACTGTTCTAGTAGGTTAGTGTCAACCTGTTTTAGAAAGTTATAGAAGGAGGTGGATGCACCGCAGTTGTGGCACATGTAGAAGTAGTTGTTACCTTTTCGGTAAACATAACCACGACACTTTGATTTATTTTTTTGTGAATCTCCACACAGAGGACACCGAAAATTATAAAGGTCTTCTTTCTTTTTAGAAAACCTCAGTAATTTTGGCGACACTTGGAGGAGGAAACTACGGTCAATGTATACGCTCATAATGTAAAAAAGAGAAAATTATCCGAACAGACTTCTCAGTGTATCAGGTTTGACATGAGAAATCAACCATGATAAAGCAAGTATACCACCTGCAACCATCCACTTCCATTGCAAAAGCTTGTCTAAGGATTCTTTTTCTTTTGTATTGTGTTCTTGCATTTCTTTACGGAGTAACTTAATTTCATCCAATAAAGTTTTTTCGGTATCTTGAACTTTGTCCAAGACTGCATCTATACGGCCATGCAATTCATTGATATCGCCGTTCGTTTCAAGTCTTCTCTTGTCCATATCATCGTATACCTTTGCAATGTGACGGTCGTGCTGATCCACAAGTTTTTCTATAACCTTGTCCATCTTATTACACAGTTCTGTTATGGTTGATACTTGAGACTTTAGTACTCCGACATCAACATGAATTGAATCTTCAGCCATTATTTTTTGTCAGGAATTTTGGTACCATCTAATTTTTTGTGGATGGTAATTGTTTTGCAGACTTCTTTTTCTTTTTGTGTCTTAGCGTCTTTGGTGGTTTCGCAAACCTTTTTGGTTTCAGCTTGAACTGCACCAACTGCCATTAGAGATAAAGAAAGGGCTAGAATAATTGATTTCATTTTGGTTCCTTAGATTTCAGGTTGTGGAGCTGGAGGGGGAGCAAGCTTACCACCAAAACCTACCACTACATCTGAAGACGGAACACCGGCATTATCTGCTGAAACTGGTGCTGTTGGCAAGGGGGTAACTGGTATAATTGGTTTTGGTACTGGCGCAGATACTGGAGGTGTTGCAAACACAGGTTGTGGTACGGGTGCTGCAACTGGCGCTGGCGAGACTGGTGTTGGTCTGTTTGCTGCATCTAATGCCTTTGCTTTTAAATCTTTGTCATTACCTGCCAACATAATACCTGACAATGTGCCTGTCAAGAAAGTGGCAATTGGTATAATCATTTCAAAGAACTTCTGGTCAATAGGACTGATAGCGTTTAACGGCTGTGTAATAAAGATGATAGAATAAAGCACAACGAAAACGATACCTGTCAAAGTCAATGCTAGACAGATACCGATGAAGAACTTCAGACGAGCCATTAGCTGGTCTTCAGTGTATAAGAATTGTTCGTTATTTTCCACAGTTAACTCCTTGCGGCGGTTTTCCTGCCGTTGGTGTTTGATTGACTGGCGCACTTGGTTCAGGTGCTGGCGGACCCAATCTTGGATCACGCTGGCCCTTGAAGATATGTTCCGGACAAGTCCTTGTGACATCACATATAGGCGGTTTACATTCCTCTTTATCCCAGTTCTTAGGATCCTGACAAGGGTAACGAAACTTATCACCCCCACACATAGCAAGAGTAAGTGGTAATATGAGTAAGATTGCTGCATATGCGAATAATTTTCTATCATGCATGTTACGCTCCTAGTACAGACATAACATGGTTATAATGTTTAATGCGGTCATCAAGACCAATAGTGCCACCATTGATACGTTTGGTCAAGGTTAACATATCATTCTTGTCGGCCCATTGGTTCAAATTATTGGTTTCCCAGAACCAACATGCTGATTGTGCAGCACCTTCAAATGTTTGCATATACTCTGCTGCTTCTTCTGGTGTTATACCAATACTTGCAGCAAACCAGAAATAGTTGTCTTTGCCTGTAGTCTGAATTAGACCACGGCCACAGTAGCGGTAACCGTCACCAGACGCTTCATCTCCATTACCCATACGATTGGCGTAAACACGATTTGCAATTGCTTCCTGCTTGTTTGGTTTGCTTGCGTATTCGTTTGCAATATCGTCTGTCGGGAAATACTTCGGAAAAATCTTGCGTAGAGTTGCCGCTTTGTAATTTAGATTTTCTTTCAATGCGGTAAATTCAGCAGACTCATGGGCACACTGAGCCAAGAACGCAGCAATACGTTGCGGTGTATCAATTTGATAATCCGGCAATAATTGTTCTAAAGCAGAGTACCAATGGTCAATATATGGATTCTTTGGTAGAATCTGCTTCAACTGCGGCTTAGTTAAAATCATAGTGCTCCAGCAATTTGCACAATACCCATCAAAACGGCACGTGCTTCTTCATCGGTTGCCAATTCTGCTGCGGTTTGTTCGATGTGTTTGACCAATTGTAGGTCTTCGACCAATTCTTTGAATTCGGATGCAGATAGAGAACCAGCATTATATTGTGCTTGATAATCTTGTGCCAATGCAGTTATGTCTTGTAATGTACTCATCTTGGTTTACTCCCAACTACTTGTTGAATTTCTTCTGCGGACTTGCTGATACTATTTAGTTTTAATTTACAATAGGTGGCACTAGGATTTTCTCTCTTGTAAAGTTCTTCTACAATTTTATTCAAATCTGTGGCCATACTATTTGTTTTGTCGTTGTATGGAATATATTGTGTATAGTTTTTGAACAATTGACTGTCCAAATACATTGCATTCAGGTTCTCTTTGGAACAGTCTCCACTGATTGCTCTGGTTCGGATAGACACAGTGTAACCATATTCATTACTGTCGAATGGTTGCATTCCTACGATGCCCATGATACTGGAACAACCAGTCAAAGCAAGTGCACCGATTAAAATTAATTTTTTCATGGATTCAACTCCTTCTGTTTAGTTACCCATTCTTGCAATGACTTCAATTGCTCTGCGACTTTATGGTAGAGTTCGTAGTTGTCGGTGATTGTGTGTTCGACTTGAGAGAGTGCAATTCCGGAGGAGGTTCCATCAATTCCGTTGGCAGGTCCGGGAACGGTATTTTGAGCGGCGCTGTCGTGCACCCGTACAAAAGACTCAGGAACATCACACATATGGTCATCTTTAGTATTGATTTCTGCTGCAATTTTATCATGTACTACCTCAATTTCTTTTTGTTTTTCAATGAACTTCTGTACAACAACCTTAGTTATGACTTTCTGTTCCGTAACTATCTTTTCAACTTCATGTTTACCTTCAATTAGAATGTCTTGTCGGCCTTGCAACCAAAAACCAAGACCAACCAATATGAAGCATAAAATTGTAATGACAAATCTATATAACAAAGGTATCAATTTGTTAAAAATATGTGACAATAAAAAAAGGGCAATGCCGCTTGCAGCAATTGCCCATGGTACCCATGTTGGTAGTAATCCTAATGCATAGTTTATAACATACTCAGGAGAGAACATATCAAACATTTCATATCCTTAAATCTTTGGTGGTTTTCTTGAACCCATTCCCATCATTACGGGGTTATGTGCTTTTTTCTTTTTCTTCAAGTAAACACCAGGTTCACCCGATTTACTACCAGGAGGTTGACCCATACCTGCAACTTGGCCACCGCCGGTAGTATTTGTTGGACCTGATGATACAGCACCAGCACCCATACCATCTTCTTTGACGAAATCTTTAAAACGTTTCATTAACAGTTCCACTTTCTTAGTGCCAATGCTTTGCGAGTTGGCTTGCCGTCCTTCTTCATAGGACCTTTCATGCCACCCATTCTTGCACAGAAAGATTTACGGCGATTAGCTGCCTTAGAACCTGGTTTTAGTTTCGATGGCTTTGTTGTAACTGCCATCTTCAACTTTGAACCTGGATTTTCTCTACGGTAAGATGCAACACCTTTACGATTCAGACCACCTTTAGGGTCTTTACCTTCTTTGCGTCTCCATGCAGCAGACTCATACAATTCTTCATCTGATACGTCAGCAAGGTCTTCCCAAATTTGTTCAGGATCAATGTTGTGAGTTTCTGCAATCTCCATCACAAGTTCTTCAACAATATCAAACATTGATTCAACTTCTTCCGCCACACCTTGCTCGTCACCTTTGTTAATCAAATCAATGTTACCAAACTGACGAAGATGTTTTATTGTGTTATTAAGATGGTGGTAATAATCTGGATCGTCTTTACTTACACCATTTTGTGCTAATAATTTTTCAGCATGACGATGTGTTGGCATTTCTTTCTTCAATAGTTCTGGAGCGCCTTCCGCCACACCTTGCTCTTTAATGTTTAGTTGCTTTTTAGTGTATGCCACTGAATTATCCAATGCGGCTAAACCTTTTTCTTCTGAGTTCTTGCTCAACCCAGTATCATAAAGTTTATCACCGTTATGGATACGAACCTGCCAACCCATTCCAGTATTGACCAAATCGTGTCTAAAGTTTCCTACCTTGACTGACTTGACTACATTCTTTCCCGAGCCTTCCGCCACAACTTCTTCTTTGAGTTCACTACGCATATAATTGGCGACTGTCATAATGTAGTCTTCTGCCAATGTAATTTTGGACTCAACCCATTCAGGCAAGTCGGTGTTGCCACCAAGCATCTCACACAATTCTTCTGCATTGTGCATGATTGTTCTTAGTTGGTTGACTGCCATGTGTGGGTCAGAATATTCATGGTCTTTGGCTTCGGTAACTTCTTCAGGCACACAATTAGGAACTTTACGACCACCCTTCATTTTCATACCAACGGCAGTGTAACCGGTCCAGCAAGCATCTTTGAGTCCACCTGTTGGTTTTTTAACTTTTTCTCTTAGTTCTTTGAAGTTTTTCATATTTTCCTCAGTATGTCTGCTACTTTCATGTCCACTGGAATTATGTCCGTTCTTATATTCTTGCCTCTAATGCCGACAACCACTTCTGGTAATATATTTAGATACAGTAAGAAGGTCTTGAGTACATCATAGTCCTTCTCGTCAATTCTAAAAAACAATATTCTTGCGGTTGCTTCAACACCAAATACATTATTAAGTAATATGATGTGATTAAGTATCAATCTCTCTTTAAGATTCTTAGTTATCTTATATCTACGAAGGAGCCTTTTAAGATACTTTGTTCTTTTCAAGTCTCCTTCAAATTCAGACATAAGACAGCTAGTGGATGTGTAACACTTAACCGCATACATCACAAAATTATCTTCATTCAAATCATCAAACATAATGTTGGGACCGAAGTCCCATCCTTATTATAGACCGGTAAACGCTTGACCCCAGCTTGTGTTGCCAGAGTTTGTGTTTGCGGCAGTTGGATTAGCCAAAGCAACCAATGTTTCGTGGATGTAACGAGCATTAGCAGTGTCGCCATTCATAACTTTCTTTTGGATGTGAGTCCAACCTGGAACTTGGTTACCCATATTAACTGTGTTATTAGCCAAACGAGTTGCTGTAACCAAAACTGTATCTGCACCGTATGTTTTTTGCATTGTTTTGTTTGTGTTATAAACAATGGCTTTGTCAAACTCAACACCAAAACCTGCGCTAACGGTATTAAATAGTGCAGTGCCCAAAGTAATTGTGTTGCCGCTTGTGGAAGCAACAGTTGTATTTGAAGCAATGAAACCAGGAATACCATTACCTGCTTGGCCACCTTTGTTATCACCGAAGCCATTAGCCCAGAAATATACGTATTGACCTGCTGTAATACCAATGTTGGCTACGTTGTTTAGTCCACCATCGTAATAAGAAACTGTAATAACATTATTACCTGCGGTATTACCGGTAGTAACAGTAAGTTGTACGTTTTCTCTTGTAACTCTCAAAGCATCCATTTTTGGTTTGCCTTGGTTACTAAATGCGTCTGTATTTGACCATGCTGACATGTTTATATCTCCTTGAAGGGTAATCTACCTATTTATTGAATTGATTTTTTGCCTGTATTTGTAGCAATATAGTCTGGTTGTTTGCCACGATTTTTCATCATTGGATCAATTTCAATCGTGTCACGTTTCTCTCCAGTAAGAGTGGTTCCACCTTTTAGAACCATGCGAGCATTGGTTCCTTTTTCATTGTCATCATTAACCTCTTGTTTTTTAACGACTTTTGGTGGTTTAACATTGGTACCAGGACCTTTGTCATCTTTTTCATGGTCATACAAATCTTCTTTCAATCTATGTTTTGCATAGATTTCTTTGACCATTTTAGCAGCTTTAGATTTCTTAGGAGCAACATCATTAGTTGTATTTGCACCATCAAACGGAGATTGAGTTGCACATTGAGGATCGTTAATGTTGTCCTCAGTTTTCATCTTTGGTGCATCCAAAAGTGGCTTGTTATTACCAGCAAGTCTAGAAATTGCTTTTGACAAACCAGCATTACGGTCTTTTTTACCAGTAATTGTGTCGTGCAAAGCACCTTTCATGTAATTTTTAGCAGTTGTATCACTGATTTCGTTCACAACTTCTTCATTTTTTGTGCGCTTCATAGTGCCTGCTGGAGTTGGAATTGCATAATGTGATGCTGCTTGATCCAGTTGTTGTTTTCTTTTTAGAGTTGGAGATTTGGAAATATCTGAACGTATATCTGGTGCACCTGTATGTTTACCATTATATTTTGTTGTTAAATCTTCATTAACATCATCTTCTTCATAGATGCCATGGTCACGTTTCCATTTTTCAAATTCACCAGTCTTAGCTTGACCAACTCTTTGGTTTTTGCTGACATAGTTAATGTTGTAACCTTTAGCTTTATAGAACTTGGATAGCAAGTCTGCACGGCGTGAGGTTACATTTTCTGGAATTTGAAGTCCACCACCTGCACCGGTAGCAGACCATGGATCGCTAGGATCCACATTTCCTTTAGATGGTGGTGCAGATTGTTTTGCAACACCTTTCACCACATCCTTCATTTTAGTCATGTTTCTTTTCCTCGGAAGTGCCTAGTTTACCCATCATGGTTTCATTTCTAATCTTTTTGAAAGATTTGCGAGCCAATTCTTTTGCAACTTCCATTGGTGAAGTTTTTTCTTCAACATTCAACTTAACTTTGTAAGAAAGAGACTTGTTGTGATAGTCAGCAGGAACTTTTTCACGTCCTTTTAGAGTATCAACAGTTTTAGTCTTCATGTTTTCACCTGGATTAATACGAACGTCATCTTCTTCGCTCATTGTGCTGATACCACCAAGGTCTTCATGTTTCATGGCTTGTTTTGTAGCAGTAGCATACATTACATTTTTAGCACGGTCACCATAACGGTCTTTGAAACCAGCAATGCCTTTTTTCATAGACTTAACAATTTTTTCACGTTTTTCTTTTTCAGAAGCAGTCATGTGACGTTCTTCTTTGTGCATTTCTTTTTCGTGTTTGCCAACTTCTTTGTGAGCAATTTTCTTTGCTTGTGGTTCAGTTACGCAATCACCTTCTTCTGTCATGCTGTGTTTAGATAAACGAGTTTCTTTATCTTCTTCTTTTTTCAAAGCGGATGTTTTAACCATTTTCTTAACAAGTGCTTTGTCTTCTTTTTCATCTGGATGAGATTCTTCTTTCACTGCTTTTTTGGTGTACACATCACCAGTAGAAGTTTTCTTGTGTTCATGACCAGTCAATTCGCCTGGTTTCTTAGGCAATTGACTCATGTATTTACCTTTTAGAACGTCAAAAGGATTAGAAGATTTCTTTTCATCTTCTTCTCTAACGTCAGCACTGTGTCCAGATGCCGCTGCTTTGTCATCTTTTTTCTTTGAGATTTGAGCAGCAATTTTTTCTGGAGGAACCATACCTTCAGAGTGGTGTTTTGCTGTTACTGGATATCTTTTACCTTGGAATTCAAAATGAGATTGGTTTGCTCTCTTAGCGGCATGTGCAGCTTTGTGAAAACCTGTTTCATCTAATTCTGGTTCTAGAAGCATCTTTTTCTTTTCGTCTGCTTCCATGATTGCTTTTGTTGCATCAACCAAAGATTGTGGTACTAGAGATTTAGTAAACATTATTTTACTCCTGTTTTTTTCTTTTTAATTGTTATACCTGATTGGCCAAACTTTTCTGATGGCTTAACAAAGTCTTCCTTATTACCAGCACCACCAAGAGTGCCACCTACACCAGAATCTCCTTGACCAAAATCAAAGATTGATTCCTTAAACTTTTTCAATTTCTTATTCTTTTCTGCTAGTGGATTTGGGCTTACGCCTCTTGTTTGACCAGCAAAATTTGCAACATCATCGTTGCTAAATTCTCTTTCCTCATGGTATGTATTATCTCCAAGACCTGCATTAGCGGCACCAGTAGAACCACCTCTTGTGTCATATGATGAACCAACACCATCAACACTTCCTATTCTAGCAGCAGTTAGAGACTTGTCACCAACTTTTCTTTTTCTATTGGAATCGGCATCTCTATTGAAATTTGAAACTTTTGGTTCTGGAGCCTTAACCATTACTGGATTTTTATCTTCTGCATATGTGCTACCACCACCAATTCTAGGTGTATAACCAGTATTCATTTTGATATCACCATCTCTAACATCATCTCTACGACCTAGTTTTGCGGCAAATTGCATAACTGGACTGTTGTTGTCTTTCAATACATTTAGTCCTTTATCTTTCAAATTGGTTCTTTGAATAGACTTTGAGCCTTCATAGATTTGCAAGAATTTATTTGCACTGGAATAATGTATTGAACCATTGTCCAAGAATTTGGTTGTTTCCACAAACAAGTCAGCAATGTCACTAACTTTTTCTTCCAAGTCTCCAGTATTATCAAAACGAGAGAAACTTTCAAACAATTCGGAGAAATTTGTAATATTCTTTTGTGCTTCTGCCCAACGAGCATGGCGAATAGATTCCACCATCATTCTAGACAATAATGTATTTCTTTCTTGGCTAACTTGGTCTGTTGTATCAACAAAAACCATCATGGTCTTATAACCCAGTTCTTCCAATTCTTCTTTGATATGTGAAATCTTTTCATAATCATCGGCAGGTCCATTAATGATAAGTGGACCACGTTGACGAATTGCTTCCATCTTAGGATTCATAGAACGCATAGCCAACCTGTGCTTGTCGTTCATAATGTCCATAACTTGTTGGAAGTTTAATTCTACAATGTTCTGTTCTGCGATACACTCACGGATAACAACATCTTTGCCAGAACCAGGACCACCAGTAACAAAGATTGCTTTGCCGTGGCCACGATTGGTAGATTCATGTAGACCCATACCTTTAGTTACATCGTGGAACAATTCTGTTGCATGTTGTGGATGTTTTTGAATATTTGTTGGTAGATTCTTTTTGAATTCATTGAAATTACCATTTTTAACATGATTACGCATGTCAGTGCCAGAAATACCAGGTTTACGTTCGCCAGTTGATTGTTGTTCAATGTGGTCAAACTTAAAGTAACCATGACGGCCTTCTACACCATTGTATTTCTTCAATAAGTGATAGTTTGCTTCTGCACCTTCACCTGATGCAACGATAGCATGGTTGTAACCTTTTTTGTGCATTTCTGCTGCATGATGCAATAGACCGGGTGCTTCTTTTGTTGCAGGTACAATATTTGCATCTGGAAAAGCACGTTTGATATGCTTCATTTTTGTTTTGACATCAAGTGGATTCTTTTTAGCATCATGTGCATGTGAAGCCACAATGATGTGGTCAGCATGATTTCTTTTAGCCAAGTCTTGAATACCTTTGACATTTTCTTCATGTCCTTTTGTAGGCGGATTCATGCGGCCAATTGCCATAACAATTGACTTGGTTTTTTCTTCTACTAACTGTCTAAATGATTTCATCGTGGTCTTGCTAAAAAGTTAAGTCTATTGAATTCTTGTCTATCGTTCAGTTTAGAAACTTTGCCTTTGTGTGTTGCAACAAAACCTTCTGGTTTAACTGATGCATCACCAACTGTATGTTCTAAACCTCCTGTGTGTCTAGCCAATACATGAACCAATGAATCTTTGGCTTTTTGTAAATGGTTGTGCATTTTGAAGAAATTCTCATAATGTTGTGTATTGTTATCTATATGTTCAATATGAGCTTTCTTTTCTGCTTCTTTTCTAGTAATTGCTGCTGGTGTTTTGACCTTAGCAATGTCTTTGTCATACTTAGCTTCAATAGATTTTCTTAGTCCATGAACACTTGGTTTTTCACCAGTTCTAACTGTTTGATTAATGTGTGCTTCAATTGGACCACCAGCATTACGGTGTGGTTCTGTAGCAGAATACATCTGTTTGCCGTGTAGGTCGTGTAATGCTTGTGCTGATGCTAGGTGGTGATGAAATTGGTCATCATCATGTTTAGACATCATAACTTTAGAAGTGTCGTGTCCCGGTTCTCTATGATACACGTCAGCATGTTGTTTGAAACCCGATAAATCTGGATGAAAGTCTGCCTTCATGTCGGCCAAGGTTTTGCCGTGGTATTGTGTGTGGGTATATACACCAACTTTTGCCTTACGGATTTTCTTGCCTTCTTCAGAATCTTTAGGTGCAGAATAGTTAATTGTGTTTGGTTTGAAGTGAACTCTACCATCATGTTCGGTCTTATCACCATGGCCAAACATCATGTCGCCTTGATATACACCAGATTTTGGTGCAACTTTAGGTAAGTGGTGTAATGCGTCTTTTAGTTTAGCAACAAGACCAGGTGCATGACCGTGATTTGCTTCAATGTCTTTTTCTGTGTAATTAACTTTTGGATTTACGTTAAATGCAGATTTGGAAGCAACAAAGAATTTGCCAGTTTCTGGATGGTGTCCGTAAACAATACTTGGCGAACCATCATGTTTCATCGTCAAAGTAGGATCATTTTTACCCGCTTTGATGTGTTTTCTTACCTGATTTAGTACTCCAACAGCGTGATTGAACCCCTCAGCACCACCATGTATGGCATGGTCTTCCACATGCGTGATGTGCTTCAGTTTGGATTCGTCAGCTTCCTCTTTGAGTAGAGATTTGAAAGTTCTCATGTTTACCTTTAGACTTGCAATACACTATGATTGCCATAGAGATATTTATATGTTTGTTTACTTATCAAATGGTGTACCGTGTTCTTCGTGATTTTCTGGCACATCTTCTTTTAGGTGTCCTAAAGTTTTAGCCATTGCATGTGCATGTTCATCTTTACCCAAATCTACATGACTTTTATCGGCATGTCTCACCGAGAATTGAATTGTTCTCTTATAATCGTCTTTGTGTTTCTCTTTAGAAATCCAACGACCTTCGCCCTTGAACTCCGGCAGACCGTGGCCAGTTTTATCTTCTTTTCCTACTTTATATGTTCCATGTGAGCCAACATGTAAAACGTCTACATGATGGTCTTTCAAGTAAGAATTTGCTGGATCCAAATTGGGATGGTCCAAAGAAAGGTCTTTTGCTTTTTTACCGGGAGTTGCATTCTTTGGATGCTGATGCTGATTTAACAATTCCAGTATACCAGATTTTTCTAAATGTTTACAATATTCTGGTCGTTTTTGTCTGGTGTGTTCTGGAATATGCCAACCACCTTTTTTTTCGTCAAAATGAACCGTTGCTTGACCAAATGCTGCGGTTTTGTTTAGTTTAGTTTCACCCGTAAAGTTTTTATTTTTCCAAATAGATGATTCTGGATGAACTTCACCTTTATGTTTAACATTTTTGATTTTATCTTTTAGATAAAAATCGTTGCCAGCAGATGCACCAGCTCCTTTGGCATCGTGTTCCATTAAACCATGTTTTTTCAAATGTTCAATAAACTTGTTTTCAAATTCAAAACCCTTATTGGAATGTCCATATGGTTTTTTTATTTTGTTTACCGGTATTAGGTGTTTTAGACCGGTATTCTCCGCTGTGGCTTCCAGGTGTGGTTTTCCATCAACGTGAACTTCTCTGTGCAATTTTAATTTTGTGCCGGCAGGAATACCATGTTCACCATCATCGTGGAATTTTCCAAGCGTATGTGTGTAATCTTTACTTCCCAGGTATGGTAAGATATAATTTTTTCTATGTCTGTCGATGTCGTATTGATTTTTACCGGTGGACGTTATAAATCCAACATCTTCTCCGAGAAAACTTAAAAAAGTTAACATTAATCAGCTCCAATTGAATTGCAATACACTATGATTGCCATGGAGTTATTTATATAACTTTTCGGTTCACACACTCAAACCGTGGAGAGTTTCGGTTCACTACATAGTCAATATTTTTCGACTTGTCCGTTACCTGCCAACCAGCCAGAACAGTGAATTTTATCAAATTCAACTAAATGTTCTTTTGGAATGTTGACAAAATGTGCATGTTCAAAGTCCATAAATTGAAACAATGGGAAGTTTTTCTGTGTCACTTCCATATAATTGTCAATCAAAGACGGACAAAATGACAACATTCTAGTAATCAACAAGTCAGTTGCACCATGGGTTACTTGTGGCATCCAAGTGGGAATACGTTTTTTGAATACATATTTACCAAATAAGTTATCGTAATCACTTAGATTGAATTCTGGCTCCAATATGGAACGACCAGAAACCTTGAAGATTCGTTTAACATCCTTAATACAAGGCTGTTGTTTCAACATATGTAATGCATTTAACATTAATGCACCTTCAGCCCAAGCTTGCATACCAGCAGAAGAAAACTTATTCACATCTGGAACTTGGTTCATGTCCATGAATATGTTTACATAAGGCTGTAATTGTTTATGTTCATCTTCTGTCAGTGGTATAATTGATGCGTCAGCCAAAATGATACTTGCTTCTGGTACTTGTTTACGTATTGATTCAACGGTTAATACAGTTTGTTGAAACCGCTGTTCGTGACTCCAGAATTTCACATTTCTACATTTAATTGCTGAAGTTACAAGAAACAAATTCTTGTCTGGTATAAAACTCATAGGTAATGGTCCAATGTGTCGGTGTTACGGTAGATATTGATGGCTTCTGCTCTAGGATGAGGATTGCTGTTATCAAAATCGTTGATAAGAATGCGTCTAGCATTGGGTAGACCAATAATCAATTGATTTGATTTGAATCCCAATCTAGCCAACATTGCCCTAGTGACCCATTCTTGGTCCTTTTCTCTAGCTGTTGTGAAGATAATCAATGAACCATTTCGTTCATATTCTAACAACCTCTCAACATTCTTTGTCATCACTTCTGGTTCATCATCATATGAATTGATGCCAACTCGTCTTTGTGCTTTGATAATTGTACCATCAATATCACAGAAGATTACGGGCTTGTCATTATACTTGAACCATTCTTGTGCGGTACCAACATCAACATAATTAGAGATGAGTTTCTCGGTGAAAATCTTTCCGTCATGCAACATGATAGAAATTACATCAGATACAAAGATTTCACTTTCTGATGAAATTGATTCAAATGCTTTTTTGTATTCACTAACCGATTCAAACTTATATCCACCAACACAGAACTTATTGGAAACCACACGCTTCTCAATAATATCAGTTATAATACCTTGCTCGTTGGATACAACAAAACTTTTTGCTTTAAGACGGTTGAGAACTTCATGTTCAGCAATATCTGAAACGCAGATATAGTTACCTGGTGTCTTTGTGTGTGTAAAGAAACTATCACAGTCTTTTACCAAGAATTCAGCATCATCAGAGATTCCGGCAGACTGTAAGATTTGATAAACCGTGTCGGCTGGACCTTTTGTCAGTTCTTTAATGATGACAACTTTAACTCTATGGCCAAATTGGTGGTTGATAAACTTTTCTGCATCAAATGCTGCATTATGTTCACTTAGAATGCCAACTGTAATGTTGCAATCAGGATAGTCTGCAACAGCCTTTTGTAACATCATTTTATGTTCATAGTCAAATAGCAGATACTTTGGTTTCATGTTGGGGAAACGACTAGAAAGTCCTGCGGCTGGTACAATTATTTCCATAATCTTTTTATTTCATCCATTATAAAGTTGTATTCTAAATCACCTTTTGTTGTATGTAGGTATACCCTCAACAACATTAGAATCAAAAGGTAATCGTTGTTTGCTTCGGGAAAATCTTCAAACAGTTTGTTTTGAATTGTGTGCAGTTTTGCACCAAGTTTGGTTGTCTCTTTCCTGAGAAACCAGCGACATTCCAAGTCTTGTCTAAGCTTTGCTATGTCAAACACATAGGATTCATATTCAATAGTAACAGGATCAATTATCTTGAAACCGTCTATTGTATAGATTATGTTCTCCAATGTCAAGTCGCCAAGGTAAGATGTGTGTGGTAAAATCTTAGGCAACTTATCAATAAGTTGTTGCTTGGTGAAAGGAAAGTCCTCGGTTGAAGTATCCATCCAAGCAAGTTTTTGGTGATAGATTTCGGTGAAGTCTTTTGTTTCTTCCACACATATACTTTTTAATTTTGTTAGTGTGTTGAATAAGAATTCTTCTAACTGATTGGTGTTATGTGACACCAAATAATTCTTTATGTCTAGACCATGGAAGTATTCCATGTCAAAAGAATCACCATCAACATTGTAGATTTTAGGAACAGGAAAACCAACCGCACTTAGAGGTATTAGTCTTTTCCTGTTTCTTTCTGTGTTGCCAATTTTTCTTACAAATAGACCATTAGAATTTTCCATCAGATAGATTTCGCTACCTGAATGGCCACTTAACTTCTTAACTATTCTTGGTCCAGTTGTCATAATCATCACGAATCAAAGAGTGCCATGTGCCATTGTGTGCACCAGGCGGAAATGGATTATTCATATTAACATACACAAGATTTTCACCGTGTAAGTTATGCTCATGTAAGTTGGCTTGCATCATATTTTCACCAATATACTGTGCACCAGCTTCATAATACTTATCCATATTCTGGAACGTAGACATATATTTGTCCATGTTGCTTTGTGAACTAAAAGCAAACTGGTCGTTGCCAAAATCTCTTTCAGGAACCATTCTGCAATTTGGAATGTATAACTTGGTGTTATCAAGTTGTTCAAAAGGAATCTGAACATTCAATGCATAGTCGGTTCGTGTCTTAATGACCCAATCATATTCAATTCCAGAACTCATCATCAACATACGACATTCATTAATTGAATATAGTGCCGAATAAGTGAACCTTGGTGGATATTTTTGTGGGTTTGGTGTATTAGTGTACTTTGTGTCTGCATCAACCACCAAAGTTTCTTCTGTCAACATACGCAATGGCTTATACAAATTTTCAAGTTCTTTTTCACCATCAAATTGCCATGTGTGAATATACACATCCACATCAAAATGGTCCAATAGATTCTTCTTATAGTATTCAAATCCTTTTTGGAATGACCTGGCCTGACCAGTGAAACATAATGCTATTTTCATCTTTGTAGATATACTGGAATGTTAACGATATCAAATGGTGCACCTTTAAGAAATAAGTTTCTCAATAGCATCATGTGTGGACAATATCTCTGTTCTTTGTGTGTTATGATATCATGTTCTGGATATCTTTTTACATTTCTGAGCCAGTCTTCAAACTCAGGCTCAAATTGAGTTGAATGTAGGTGTTCATAGTTGTTATACAAGAAATAAGCGTTAGCCCATTTGAATGGCATAACAGCAAAAATGTCAGAAATCAAGTTGTATGATTCTTCCATAGGAGTAACAATAAAACCAACCTCTTGAAATTTGAAAGGAGGGTCAAAAACTAAATCATACCTGCAATATGAAAGATTCTCATATTCAATGTCATCAATCAAACCAAAAGCTTTGAATCTGCCATAGTTCATTGATGCGTTTTTGGAAATGCTATCAATAGTTTTTGGTTTTGGATTGGCGGCATGTGCACGTTTTTCAATATCCATGAAAACATTTTCATATTGTGAAAAGTCTTCAGCCAAGAACTTTGTGGGATTCAATCGTTCTTGAACATTTTTAATTTCTTGTTCATCGGTTGACCACAAATGACAATAAACATCCATTTCATTTGCATCAATGTATGTCTTAATGTTTTCCCAAGTTTTGTCAAAAGTTCTGTATTGACCGGATAATACTATACAATTTTTCATTTGATCCAATACCACACATCACATTCGGTTGTTAAAATTTCTTTGCCCATTTTTGCGGCAAACTCTTTTGCGGCTCTATTGACACCTTCAATTGCGGTGAAATCGTGGCCAGCAAAAATTCCACCAGTCTTCAACTTAGAATAATAGTTTGCACAATCTTTGGTTAATTGGTCATATGTGTGTAAACCATCAATAAAGATAAAGTCAAATTCTTCATCTAAGAATAATTCAACTGCATCATCGGATGTCCTATGAATATGGTGAAACCTTTCATTAAATTTTTCCATACGATTGGTCATGGTTTCAAAAACATGTTGGCGTTCATTCAATGGTCTTCCATTCCAATCAACATAATTTTCATAAGGATCAACTGATGTTAAATCTAAATTGGGATTAATGTCCAATAGGAAATTGGTGGTATCACCAATGTCACAACCAATTTCTAAACCTTTGACCGATGACATGTCTTTAATCATCTCACCAAGGCCATATCCTGAACATTTGAACATTTGTTGAACTCCAAAAGCTTGTGTCACTGTATTAAAGGTAATTGTATCACTCATCATGCGGTCCTATAGATAAACATTTGCGATTCATTGTCTTGTCCATATTTTTCTTGGACAAACTTCTTCCATTCTGGTACACGGTCATATTGGTGTACGATTGGAAATAACTGATTCCGGTAATAGACCAAGCCATCTTTTACTGTTGGTTCGTCACACAACAAGTTTGGTCTAAAGTAATCAATTTTAGATGGGTCTACAACCGTGCCGGCCTCACAAGCCCAATCAACGGTTGTTTGTGTAATGTCTTTGAATGGTTGTGTATTGATTAAAACATTGAACACCGCTTGGTCGCAGATAGGAATTGGCCTGTTGGTTGCATTGGTGAAAATGTTGAACACCATATCCTTTACATACTCGGAGGTACCACCGAATGTTCCAACGTTGAAGATTTCGTTGTCTTTGAATTGTTCATAAACATAAGAACCATATGCTTGTTTGAGGTTATCATCACCCCATGGCTCATCTTTGTATTTCAATCCTTCAGATGCAATTACAAGATTGTTTCCAAGATTTTCCATACTTTTCATTATGTCAAAAGGACTAGATTGAAAGTAAACATCCTTCACATCTGTAGTCACAACATACTCATAGTTTTGCCAATTAGAATACAAGTAATCATAAATTGACAAGAAACGCAACACATGAGGTGGAATGTTTTGTACCATCTTCATAGGTACAACAAATACACCTTGTTTAATCAGCCAATCAACCGTGGCTTGTGTTGTATTACCTGCAACCAATACAACATCAGTATCATCTCCTGCAACTTCTAGTGCAGACAATACCCAAGGTTTAAGTTGATTGATACCGTAATTTGTATAACCACCAATAATTAAATTCTTCATTTCAATATCCTGACCTAGTCTTAATCAAGTCCATAACACCATCATCACCTTTTTGCTCATCACGTGGAACGAACAGAGCCTTCTGTCTCTTATTATCTATGTCATCTGCTGGAACAAGATAATAGATTGCTAAACTCTTTCTATATTGTCCTTCAGGTGCAGTAATACCTTCAGTTACACCATGCCAAGAATTTTGTGTGGTATCAAACAATACAGCACGATTGAACTTTGGCCAAATAGACTTGACCAATTTCTTCGGTTGTTGTGTTTCTTCATCATGTGACCAAAGGCCTATGTTACCGCCCCAAGACTTCTTCCAATTTGGATTTAGATAAACGATAAGATTTAACTTACGCCTTATGTCCATTTTAGGATGAATATCATAATCAAGGTGAACATTTAAGTAATCACCGGCTTGGTGCATGTGAATACCACCACCATGTAAACCATAATCAGGAACCAAATCAAAATCATTAGCCAAATATGCAAGTTTACCAACAAAAGGTTCGTTTACAAGGCACGACATTGCCTTATATACATTTTTAGAAAACTTGGTCCAGTTTTGTATCGTGCGTTTCTTTTCAATTGCATTGTCATACTTTGCATCTGTGTTTTCATCATATCCTGGCATGCCATCAAAGATACTACGAGCAATTTCTTCAACAAAAAAGTTATCAATCACTGCATGATGAAATGGTTCTGCATTTAAGAAATCTTGTGATATCTTGTACCAATCATGCTTGTTAATTATTTTCTCCACGGCAACTTTTCTCCATAACGATTATTCATCACTTCATTACCGTGCAAGAAGAAATCTGGTTTAACAGAACCTTCATTACCAGCAAGTTTATAGTTCATTGTATATTCACCTGTGCAATCATAGTTTGTAAAATGTGAAGATAGAACATTTAGAAATACCCTATCTTGTCCCCATCCACCATGCCATGCACTTGCCAATCTTATCGCAATTTCTGTTTTAAGGCAATAGCAATTTGTGTCTATATGATGGTAATCCTGAAAACATTTCCATTTACCCAAGGATTCACAGTCATCATTGCAGAGATAGTTACCATCCTTGTCTACAATCTTTCTCAATGAATAGGACCAGTCTAGTTTTTTCTTTCTGATGTTTTCAATTTGTGTGAACACATGGTTTTTGTCCATGTAACAATCTTGATCCAAATATAAAAGATATTCGGTATTGACTAGGTGTGTGAATGCGGCATATACACGGTGTCCATAGTAACCATTTGCACCAACATTGATTGGTAAGTATGCCACTTTAACTTTATCACCATACTCACTGGTGATAACATTAACTTTACCACGGTTTTGTTCACCGTCACATACAACATAACAAGTTGTTAGGTATGTTTGCGAGAGAACACTTTCAATTGCTTTTTTCAGGTCTGGTGTGCCTGTTGTTGGTATAATCACTGTTGCTGTCATAACAAAAATCCTATCTTAAATAAAACAACTCAAATTTAATTTATTTTCTAAAATTCTAACCGTTTTTCCATCTACCGGTGCTATATTGTACTCAGATTTACTTGCAGATGGAATAGAAAATTGCATCTCAAAAGTGAACTGATAATTGTCTGAACCTTTATACTGAACTCTCGCTCTATATGTGGCCTTAGCAGAAGAACCAAATGATGGCACATTCTCCAACTTTAATGGATTTTTACTACCCATCAAATAAAAACCATGAGTTCCAACATTTACATAGTATGTATCTTTCTTATTATAGTATTCTTCAATCTTTGTTGCGGGAATCTCACCACGAATGTCTGGAAAAGTGTCACGGTCTCTTTCATATTGTTGTTTCTTTGTCAACTTGCCTGCTGTAGCTTTCCATAATGCATCTTTATCTTCACGTTTGAATGGAACTTCTTTCCATTGTTTTTTGATTAAAGAAAAAAGACCGATTTCTTCAGCTAAATCACGAATGAAGATTTTTTCTTCATCAGATGCATCAATCTTACCGAACATCCAAGGATTTCTTTTATTTGTTCCATTATATTTTAATACTAATGAACCTGCCGAGGCGGCTGTAATTTTTAATTCACAACCAGCTTCTTTGCCCTTATATAACAACATCAAGTCTGGTTGGTTGTGACCGGCACCAGCAGGTCTAAAATCTTTAGGTACAAATCCCATTGGCTTTAACACATCACATGCATTAACCTCATACTGAAAACCTTGTTGTGCCATACTCTTACCTTAAATGAGAATATTTATACCTTGAATCCATCAAATGATTTTTTACCAGGTTTCTTTACATTTGTTGCGGCTTGAACCACACCTGCATCAACCAAACCATCTTGACCAGATTGTTCAACATCATACAATTTCATCTTAGCACGGTCAACACCAACGGTGAATCGTTTATACATTGTAGGGTCATTGTAACGATTCTTCAATTGTTTCACCATGATTTGTCCAAGTTCTTGCAAGTCTTCGGACGTAATCAAAGCAAACATCAAGTCAGCGGTAGCGGGCAAACCAAAAGACTCGCTTGTGTCTTCCAGTCCGGGATCGGAACTGGTAAAGCCTGAACGTGTTGTTTGTGTAGCAGATACAATTGGAACTCCGTATTCAACGGCAAGGCCACGCAGTTCTTCTGCAATTGACTTAACGTAGGTGTAGGAGTTGATGTTGGCTCCTGCTTTAATACGAGAACTACAGCATATATTGAGATAATCAATAAAGATAATGTCAGGACGAAATGATTTTTTAAGATTGAGTTCATTCAATAAGGACCTAAAGTGTGTTGCGGATGCCGATGCGGTTGGATACTCTTTGATAATCAATTTGCCTGTAGTCTTTGCTTTCAGTTTCGCAACCTTCTTGTCATACATGTCCTTTGGAAGACTTGTTAAATCATCCAGCGTAACATTAAGGAGGTTTGCATCAATACGTTCGGCAATCTTTTCTTCAGCCATCTCCATTGTGATGTAGAGAACATTACGACCCTGAGACATAGCACCAGCGGCAACGTGACACATAAAAAGAGACTTACCGACACCAGTACCAGCCAGAGCGATATTGAGAGTTTTACCAGGTAATCCACCTTTTGTAATCTTGTTGAAGTAATCCAAGTCGAACGGGATTCGTTCTTCGTGTCTGTGGTAGAATTCATATCGTTCATCACTGTTCTCCAAATAATCGTGGCCAACTGAAGTGTCAAAAGTTACGGCTAAAGCGTCTGATAGTATTTTGGGAATCTGACCTTTGTCGTGCGTTTTGTCTTTTCCTTCAAGAATAGAAATGCTCCCCAATACTGCCTGGTAGATGGCCTTTTCTTGACAGAATTGTTCGGTTTTGTCAGTAAGCCATTGAATTTGGGATTTCTCTCCTTTAGTTTTCTCAATTTCTTGGATAGTAGTTTGACACTTTTCCACTTCTGCATCTGTGAGATTTCGCCTCTCTTGGATGGCCAATACAAGCGCTTCAGACGTTGGTGCATTGTTGTAAGTTTCTGTGAATGATTTAATCTCATCATAAATTAGTCTTTCTGCTCGGTCGGTGAAGTATTCACTCTTTAGGAAAGGAAGAACTTTTCTCAGGTATTCATCTGAGTAAATCAGGTTCTTCAGTATCGTTTGTTCTAGTTTCATCTATAATATCCCCATCAACATTGTCACTCATCAATTCAACCAACATATCACCAAGATAGTTTTTGAATTTGGCATCATCCATAAGTTTTTTAGGCTTCACGATTGGTGATTCTAACACATCAAAAGCAAAATGTAAATGGGGTCCGTCAACTTCTTCCGTTATTTTAACTTTACCATATTTGAACACCACATCCTTGTAACTACCATTAAGTAGTTTGATGTGGGTTATAGTCTCATCACCTTTAGGGTAAATGAAACAGTAATCCACACCTTCTATCATTCTTCTTCCTGCATGATGTTACCAGTAGCAACACCATATTTGCTTGACACATATTCTTGGAATGTTTGGTCTGCCAAGATTGAAGTCCAGAACTCCGATGTATTGGTATCTTTCTCGCGGTATTTCTTTTCTTCAACTTCACCAGTTTCAGAATTTACTTTACTGTACCAACCATTACTTGGTTTTACCACATGTTTGGATTCAAGAGCGATATCCAATAGGCCGCTCCACTTGCTAATACCACCGTCAAAAGATACTGAAACAGGGATTTTAGATTTTTCTTTGACATAACGGGACTTTTCTACATTGATAATAAAGTTATAACCAGTTATTTCTGTACCTTCTTTTTCTTGCTGGCGACCAAGAATAAAGATGTTATCGGCAGAGTAATATGAACCTGTGCCACCACCAACGATTGCTTTAGGGAACATACCAATTTCCATGTAAGTATGATTCACAACAATCATTGGAATGTCTTTCAAAGACAAGTGTGGTGTCACCATACGGAACAAACTCTTGACTTGTTTTGCTCTTGACATATCTGCCACAGACTTCTCAGATAATGCATCTTCAACTTCTTTCTTGGATGCCAAGTTGCCGATAGAATCAATAACAATGATGAGGTGTTCACCACGTTCCAATTCAGTCAATTGCTTCATTACGTCAAACTTCAATTGTTCTATATCAGTAAGAGGAGTATGTAGAACACGGTCAGTATCAATACCAAAGGAATCAAAATAAGATTGAGGAGTACCAAACTCAGAATCATAAAAAAGAAGTGCAGCATCTTCGTATTTGTCCATGTAAGATTTGGCCATCAAAAGTGAAAAAGCAGTCTTAAAGTGTTTTGATGGACCTGCCCACATTGTAAGACCTGGTGTTAAACCGCCATCCAACTTTCCAGATAAAGCAATGTTGATTGCCGGTACTGCGGTTGGAATCATGTCCTTCTGTGTGAAGAACTTTGATTTGGATAGAATAGCAGAATCTTTAATGCTACTATTCTTCTTGATTTTGTCTAATATACTCATAGTGTTCCTTAACTAAAAAAATCATCAAGTGTGCTTTGCTTTTCGGTGGACCAACCAATGCAATCTAAAATCACTTTAATTGGTTCAATAAAAGTCTTGTCAAATTGTGTATCATAATCAATAAATTTGGAAATGTCAAATTCTTTTGGCAATCGTGATGGGTAAGAAATAACGGTATCTTTGAAAGGATTAGGTTTCTTCAGATAGGAAAACTTAATCTTTTCACCTTCTTGAATCTTGGGATACTTCTTTGTCAGACCCATCTTTTCCAGATTGTGATTATAAATGATTGCGCCTTTCACATGGATTGGTGTACCCATTTTATATAGTGTTACCGCATCGGCGTATTTTGAAAGACCATTGATGCCACGAGGGAAAGATACTTCTTCAACAGGTAGATTCTTGAATTCTTCACGGAACTCTTGAATGAACTTGTGCATATCGTGTTCTGAACCACCAATCATGATGTTGATAGATTCTTTCATCTTTGTACGAACTGCCGCAGGAGTTGAAGACTTAATCATTTCAAGACCCATGACTTTCAGGTCTGGTTCATTGTAACGAACACCTTCATTGTCATACACATTCATGATGTAACGTTTCTTTGCAGTCCAGATACCTTTGTCGGCCAAACACTCACGTTTCATTTGCATCTTTTGTGCATATGCATTTACATAAGTGGCCAATTCTTGATACGACTTGTCAATGAAAGGTTGAATCTTCTGTTCACAAACACGGTCCATGAAATCAATCACTTTTGACTTTGGAAGTCCAACAGTACCGTCTGCACCATAAACACTATTCACCAGAGGACCTAGTTTCATATAGATTGAATCTGTGTCAGACGCAATCACATAATCCACATCAGAAGTCTTTAGAATCTTATTCATGTATTCATTTAGTTTGTTTTCAATCCACCGAATAGACAACTTACCAGCAGAAGTGACCCCAAGCGCCATACGCAAATCATAAAAACGGAAGTACTGACTGCCCAAAGCACCATAAGCACTATTAAGGGACACTTTTTTAGCCAGTTGCAGATTATTAAATCTAGCGATTCGCTTTTCAATATCATACTTCTTAGTAACGTCTTTTTCATTCTCATACTCCTGTTTTGCGGCCAACATCATCTTCTTGAACTTCTTACGGTCTTCATACATTTCTGCCATCATCTTAGGCAAGAAACCTTGGAAGTCCGTACGGAAGAATTGGCCGTTAGGTGTCATGGTAACTTTATCACCAATATTTGATAGATTAACTGTCTTAACAAGTAATTTATCAACGGTTACACCTTGTGATAGAATCTCACGCATTTCATCCGTGTAGTCTTCTGGTTCAATCAATGTTTCAGGACTGATATTGTATTGCATCATCAAGTGAGGATACAAACTGTTCAAGTCAAACGATGCAACCCATTCATGTAGACCAACTTGAGGGTCTTTAACATATGCACCTTCAAATGCAGAATCTTTGTCTTGAACTTCCCGTGGAGGAACAACAATGTTATCTTGCATCAGACGGTTATATGTCAATGCATCCCACATACGAGTTTGTGCAAACACATCTTCATAGTTGCATTTGGTATCATATGCAAGAGTCAAAGCCAATTCAATCAACTTCAACTTGTCTTCTAGTTTGATAATCAATTCAACGTCTTTGATGTTATATTCAATAAACTTTTGAAAGTTCAAACGATACAAAGCATGTAGGTTGTCAAATTCTTCATAGGACAATTTACTTTCACCGATTTCAGCATTTGCAATAGCATCCAAACGATAAGACTCCTGAGATTTACCGTCAGGAGCATACCATTTGTATAATTCAATGTAGTCAAGTGATGCAACACCCATGATATCGTATGCAATCATGGAACGACCATTGATGATGGTGTTTCGTTCACCGATGTATTTCCATGGAGACAATAACTTGGCTTCATCAACACCAAGAATCTTACGAAAACGGTTAATCAGATATGGAATATCGAAAAACTTGGTGTTCCAGCCAGTCAGAACATCTGGTGTATCATTGACCCAATGTTGAATGAATTTCTTGCAAAGAGTCCATTCATCTTTACATTTGATGTAAATTTCTTCACCTTGAACTTGGTAATCACCGCATCCAAAGACGAGTGTCATACCGTTGAGATATTTCAAACAGATTGCAGTGATGGGTTCGTTTGCAAGGTATGGATCGGGGAAACCATTTTCTGAACCAACCTCAATATCTATTACACCGATGCGAATGTGGTCTTGGTCCCACTCAACCATACCAGAATGTTGTTCACCAATGAAAGCGTATTCATATCTTGTGTTACCATAGACTTTTGGTCCACCAGATACACCGTCAAAACGCTTGATATATTCTCTTGCTTCTTTGATGTCATCAAACTTCTTTTGCAGAAGCGGAGTGCCATCTAGTGATTTAAGTTTACCGTTTTTGTGTTGGATGTAGAGAGATGGTTGGTAATCAATGCGTTGTTTCACACGCTTACCATCCATAACGCCTCGGTAAAGGATCGCATTACCGAAGCATTGTACATTAGTATAAAAGTTAGTCATTAACCTGTAATAATTTGTTTGTTGGGGAGAACAATACCGACTCCAAAAACTTGCTTGTAGTTTTCAATAAAGTCTTCAGCAGGCACATAGTAATATACCACGTTCTTTTTGGCAAGAGTAATTGTTGCACCCTTAGTTTGTGGTGCATGTATCGGAAAAGGTGCAAATCCAACATTTGGTTGTCCGTTTTGTCCACGAACGACAGCAATACCTACAGGATTTTCAATCACATACTCGGTTTCAGACTCAGTTTGGATTTCTCCAAGAACATCTTCGCCAGTGATAAGTTTCAAAACAATAATTTCCATGACAAACCTTTTCGTTATAAATAATAGGATATGCGATTATATATGAATTCAGTTGAGTAGGCAACTACTTGTGTCATTTTTGCCATTATTCTATAAAAATAACGAAGGAAATGAAATGAATTTTAGAAAAATCCTTGCGGCCGGCATACTATCAGCACTAAGTATTGTCTCTATCGCCCAATCCGACCCAACACTAATCAACCAATCTTCTAGTTTAACTGGTGGTGCATACAGTTCTAGTTCCCTGGTTGACACCAACAGCACATCGACCAGTCTAAGTACGGTCAATAGTAACAACAATAATGTTAGTACCAGTAATGCTACTAGCACCAGTACAATAAACAGTACCAGTACAAATAACAATAACAGCGTTTCAACATCTACCGCAACTGCTGTGAATACCAACAATAACATTCAAAGCGGTACTGTAACAAATAATAACAACAATGTCAATACTGGCACAATGACTTATAATAACAATAACGTCAACTCCGGTACAATGACATACAATAACAACAATGTTAATACGTCAAGTTCAACAAGTTCCGCAACAAACGTTAATACAAACAATAACGTTAATACCGGTACAATGACTTATAACAATAACAATGCTAGTACCAGCAGTTCAACCAATAGTAACACTAACGTTAATACAAATAACAATATCAATAGTGGTACTATGACATACAACAATAACAATGCTACCACAAGTAGTTCAAGTAACACCAATGTTAACACAAACAACAATGTTAACACTGGTACCATGACCTACAATAACAATAACGTTAATGCATCAACAAGTTCTGCAACCAATGTCAACACAAATAACAATGTGAACAGTGGTACAATGAACTACAACAATAACAACGTTAATGCTTCAACAAGTTCTAGCACAAATGTCAATACCAACAATAACGTAAACTCTGGTACAATGACATACAATAATAACAATGCTAGTACAAGTACCGCTACAAATACAAACGTTAATACTAACAATAACGTCAATTCTGGCACCATGAATTATAACAATAACAATGTTAATGCATCTACCAGCACTGCTACAAACACTAATGTTAACACCAATAATAATGTGAATAGTGGCACTATGACATACAATAACAATAATGTCAATGCTAGTACTGTTAACAGCACAAATACTAACAATAGTGTTAGCACCAACACCAATGCTAATACCAATGTTAATACTAATACAAGCACCAGTAACAATGTTAACCAAAACATTCAAAGTGGTAGCATGACTAACAATAACAATAATGTTTCAACTTCTACTGCCACAAATAACAATAACAACGTTAACCAAAGCACAAGTTCAAACAATAACGTCAATCAAAACATCCAAAGTGGTACATTGACTAACAACAATAACAACAATAGCAATATTACACAGAAAGTTATTCAACCTCCACCAACAGCAGCAAGTCCTGCTATGATGAGTGGTGGTAATGCTGACCTATGTACAACAGGTACTTCTAGTGCAGTTCAAACACAAATCTTTGGTGTAAGTAATGGTGGTACAAACCGTGACTTAAATTGCGAACGTTTGAAACTATCCAAAACACTTTATGATATGGGTATGAAAGTTGCTGCTGTTGCTACAATGTGTCAAGACCGCCGTGTATTTGACGCTATGATGGCAGCAGGTACGCCTTGCCCCTATGAAGGTAAAATCGGTGAAGCCGCTAAACAAGCATGGGAAGAAAACGAAGATAAATTACCTAAAATGGAAGAAGTGGTAAAAGACAATGACTATTACAAAAATATTGGCATCGGTAGTTTGCTGGGTTTTATTACTTACCGCATCTTTAGCCACTAATGCACAGAATGTTAATGTAACTTCCGGTGAACCATTAAACAGTACAGGGAACATTCTCAACTTAGGTGGAGGACTTCCCTGGAACAATACTGTTACCGGTTCGGCAGGGGGTTATAGTGGTGGTTATACACCCGCTTACAATCCAAGTACTGGCAATATCATTTTTGGTTATACGCCACAAACGGTGAGTCAAACTGTTGCCATCTCTAAGGCATTGGCTAATGCTGGTTCTGGTGTTCAGTTAGAAGGATATAACTATTCTTGGGGTATCAACAATGAGTTGAGTAGTGGTGGTGGAAATAGAGGCACGATAACAGGTAATGTTAGTCTAAAGGGCACCAATGGTCAAACATTGGAAAGTTTCAACTACAACTACAATGGTATAGACACTGGTGCCGGTAATTTCCAACAATACAACGGAACTCAACTATTCAACAATAAGTATGATGTTAGTGAAGCCAGTTCTGTAACAGTTAGTTTTACTGGTAAAGACCAGAACTATTGGGCTGGTTTTTATGGTCCAAGAGTTCATGTGAATAGTTTCTCACTATTGTATGGTGTCAATCCTTGTTCAGCAAATCCTGCATATTCAACAACTTGTCCTGGTTTTAGTAGTCTACTTACAAGTGCAAACTTAGTACCAAATCCAAATGCGGTTGCAACTCCTGGTAATCCAGTAGACAATTCTTTTGCTATTTCAACTGCACTATCTAACAGTGGTTCTGGTTTGTCCTTGTATGGTATTAACTACGGCTACACATATAATTTACCAACGACAGCAACATCAGGTTATGTTACTGTTGGCATAGGAAACAATATAACTGCCGGTGTTGGTGGTTTCACTCGTCAATTAAATGGTCCAACTCAAGGCGCACAGACTGCTAGTTATCAACTGTTAACACCTTCTGCAATTAACACCAATACGATGGGCACGTTTAATTTTCTTGCAGGTGTAGATGGTGCAGGAGCATCTATCTATAATATGACTGCTAGTTTGATTGTTATGCCTGATGCATGTACACTTAACCCATTGAGTAGTACAACATGTACAGGTTATGCAAAAGCGTATGCTGCTCAACAAGCGCAATTACAACAGCAACAACAGGCAGCGGCTCAAGCGGCTGCATTGGCTGCGGTATCTGCGGCAGTTACTGCACAAACATCAACAGTTTTGGCGGCTGCAACACAACCTCCGCCAGCGGCAGACCAACCACCAGTCGCACAAGCTGCACCACAAACCGCAAATAATTCTCCACAACAAGGTGGAAATCCCACACAACAAGCGGCAGGTCCTGCACCTGATCCAAATTCACAGCAACAACCACAACAGCAACAGCAAGCCGTTGCACAAAATGGTGCACCACCTCCAGCGGCACCAGTGACAAGTGCTGCACCATCAGCAACAAATCCACAACCTAAACCCGGTGATGTTCAAGTTGCAGGTTCTACAAAACCACCTGGACCAAGTGAAAGTAAAAGTAGTGGACCTTCAGCATTGGCCATGAGTGTTGTGTCAAAAGAACAGGCCAAAGTATCAGCCACAACGGCAGCAGTAGTTGCACAAGCAAATGATGCCGCAGCAAGTGCAACTTCACAAGCATTAACAACAGCATTGACTGTTGCTGGTTCAGCACAAGCAACAAGTATTTCTGCAAGTATGGCCACAGCAACTGCAACATCCAGTTCAAGTAAAACTACAACAACCAGTCAATCAACAACAAGTGTGGTTACTCTACAAGGTAATGCTCAAACCAGTGTAGTTTCTGTTAACAATCAACGTTCAATGGAAAATTCTGTTGCAACAACTACCGCAACCAATAATACACAAACTGCCAGTTCATTGCCACCAGTTAGAAATACAACTTCGACAAGTGCACAAACAACCATGACGTTTGCACAACAAAACGAATCACAGAATTTACCTACACCAAATAAACAACAGGAAGTTTTGCAAGTAAACATGCAACAAATGCAAGTATCAAGTCTGCCTCCAGTTGCACCAAAACAACAGGAATTTGTGCAAGTAAATACACAACAGTTACAGACCACAAGTTTACCACCAGTTGCACCAAAACAACAAGATTTTACACCAGTTGTAGTGCAACAGACTATGGTTGCAACTACCGTGGAACCACCTAAACAAGTGCAAACAACATTTGAGCAAACTCAAGTTGCCATGGTTAATACTGTTCAACAACAATCTTATCAACCCACACAGAATGAAGTTGTTATATCACAATATGTTCCACCACCACAACCAGTAAATACTCAATCAAGTTCTTTTGTTGATTACTCTATTACTGTGCAAACAAACTTAGACAGTTTGAAGAAAACTAACATTGTTGCTTTAACAGAAGTTGAGGTGCCTAAAGTTGAAACTATGAAAGTCGGTACTAGAAGTGTATTAAGTGACTACATGAATGCTCAAGCGTTTTTGGCATTACAAGGTGCAGAACAAACACAAGACGGCATGATTAAACGCAATGTTCAACCAAATGAAGTTGCTAATGGTATTGATATTGCTAGTATTGCCACACAGCCAAAAGGTTATGATGCTTATACAAAAGTTACTTTGGTGGATGCAAAATTCTATGAATCAAAAGAAGTTTATAAAAACCAAGAGGTTGTTGATAATCGCCGTGCATTGAGAGGTCTTGGTAGTGACGCAAAATGGCAACGAATGGTTGATGAACAATACAAACTAGGAGAATAATATGGCAGAAGAAAAAGAATCAGCAAAAGGTGCGTTCATAGAGAAACTATTGTTTGCTCTATTACCACTATTGATTGGTAGTACAGGTTACTTAATTAGTTCATTAGGTAATCTAGAACATGATGTAACTATTCTTAATCAAAAGGTTAGTCTAGTTGTCACAACGGACAACAAGCAAGCACCCAACACCAGTAGCGAACTTGCCCGTGAAAAACTACGCCAAGATATGGAAAAAGAGATTCAAGAAAACCGTAATTACATTATGGAAAATCGCCGTGAGATTGCCATCATTGAAGAACGATTAAAACACTTACCAGGAGTAAAATAATGACCGAAGAAATCAAAAATGTCAATGCAAAAATTGACGAAGCGGAAGCCGCTATCAAAAAATATGCAAGCAAAGACACCGTTATCAGTATCGGTGGTTATGAATTCACACCAGCAAAATTGATGGTTGCATTCACACTTGCATCTTCATTGTTAGGCGGTCTATATGGATGCTTTGAAGTTTATAAAGACTACCAAAGCATGAAGAAAAAGATTGCTGATTATTCTGCACCAGACCTAAGTGGTTTTGACAAGCGTCTAGCGGTGATTGAAGAAACCATTGGAAAAACCAATGACTATACCCGTGATATCAAGAATGACTTGAAAGGTGATATTCGTAGAACTGAAACAGTTACAGAACAAGTTGAACGCTATGTTAAGGATGCAAACCGCCAATCTGATAGCGAAATGCGTGATATGCGTAAGGGTGTCCGTGAAGACCTAGATAAAGAACGTGCAGAACTTCAAGCAATGCGCCAAGAAAATGCTCAAATGCGTAAAGAAATTGAACGTGAATTGGTTGTTTTGAAGAAAGAAGTTGACGCTAAAATTCAAAAGGCCGTGGATAATCCATTAGCAAATAAATGATAAAAAAACTTTTGTTATGTTTATTGATGATTGGTTCTGCTCATGCGGAACCCTTTGAGGGTTGGACAGATGAGGAGAAAACCTGGTTTGCTGCTAGTGAAATTACACAAGTGATTGACTATCAGACAACCAGGAATATGTTATATCAACAAGCACGTAAAGGGTTCTATGAAAGTAATCCTTTATTGGGTCGTCATCCCAGTAAAGATAAAATGAATTTGGCCGAGGTGGCAACTTTGGTTGGCAATTATTATCTTTCGGATTATCTTAGTCATGATAACCGATTACTTTGGTTAAAAGTGCACACAAGCCTAGAACTTTTAGTAATAGGCCACAATCTTTCTATTGGTGCAGAATTAAAATTTTAATTTACAGATACGGACAAACTGGCAGGAACATCAATAGATACAGTTCCTAGTGGGTGACGTTCGTGTTTGTGTTCACCATTCTCATCAAAGATTCTGCAATGTGCATCTGGATGTTTTTCAATAAATTCAATTGCTTCTTCCAATGAATCAATGAAATGATTTTTTGTTTCTAAAAAACCATTCAAGAATCTTTGAACTTTTACCATGTGTGCCATATACTGTCCTTTTTAACTTGGAGCGGGATAGCGGAATCGAACCGCTGACTAAAACTTGGAAGGATTTCGTTTTACCATTAAACTAATCCCGCTTATAAACTGGTTGCGAGACCAGGAATCGAACCTGGACCTGGAGCGTATGAGACTCCTGAGTTACCGTTTCTCCATCTCGCTATGTATATAGGTGGTGCGGACGGCGAGACTCGAACTCGCAGATTACAGGGTTTAAGTCTGTTGCCTATACCAATTCGGCTACATCCGCATAATTAAGTGTATTCTTTATTGGTGCCTAAGGTGGGACTCGAACCCACAAAATCTTGGTTTTGAATCAAGCACGTATACCAATTCCATCACTCAGGCATAATTTTGGTGCAACCCACAGGAATCGAACCTGTTTCCATGGTTCTTCAGACCACCGCTATGACCACATCAGCTAGAGTTGCATTGGTGCTCCCACCAGGAAACGAGCCTGGTTCTCATCCTTACCAAGGATGTGTAATCGCCATTATACTATGGGAGCAGGTGACACACAATTTGTCCTTTTGTACGCCGTGTGTCGAGGCGAAATTGGTACCTTGTGACGGGTTCGAACCGCCGACATCCTCCTTGTAAGGGAGGCACTCTACCAACTGAGTTAACAAGGCATATGTGGGCAGGCGTAAGAGAATTGAACTCTTGATATCGGAATCACAATCCGAGGTTTTACCACTAAACTAACACCTGCATAAAATGGAGCGGGATACCAGAATCGAACTGGTAACTAAACCTTGGCAAGGTTTCGTTTTACCACTAAACTAATCCCGCACTTTCTAAAACTTCTTGTTCTGCCAGAATCCGTTTCAAACGGTCTGCACAGAATGATGCCGCTGGTGCATCTGGTTTTACCATTGGTGTCATGTTGCAAGTGCCTTTTATATATCCAATTGCCTGTTGGACAACGCAAGAAGAACCATAAATGTCTTCTTTGTTCAAGTCTAAGTGAACTTCAACATGATGGTCTTCCAGAACTTCCTGGAGACTTTGGAACAATTCTGAAACCTTATATACTTCTGTCATCAGACGCATAGCAGGTTTAGATTTTTTATGGTCATAATCTAACTCACGTTCAACATAACCAAAGATTTTACAACCATGACGGCCATTAATATGAACTACGACAGCCAAAGCATAATCTGCATACCATACACCATCAACACGAACTCTTTCGGAATCTGCACCAAGATAAACTTTAGTGTCTGGTCCTTGTTCTGACAAGAATTCCTTAACTTTTTCTATGTCGAAATTTTTCATATCAATCCTTAAATTGGCATCCCAGGAAGGACTCGAACCCTCACAAACGATTTTGGAGACCGTTGTGCTGCCATTACACTACTGAGATATTATTTCTTTACTAATGGATT